CATGAAACAGAATGGAAAATATACGGAAACGAGATAGTACCTAGAAAAGCTTATCTAGAACAGAAACAATCAAACCCCAAAATAACTCCGGCAGATAGACCTCCCGCTAACTACTTTGATTTAGTTGACGTCGACCTGACTGACAACCTTGATGATGATCCAGCTTACGCAGGATTAAAGAAAGAATATTCATTAAGATTACGCCCATTCTATAAGCAACTTACTGGCGGAGTTTGTAGCGAGACAGGTAAGACGACAAAGATTTCATGCCTCCGGGCTGGTGGAACTTGGACCCCATTCTCCGCTCATACCTCTGGAAATTTCAAAGAATCAGATAAGACGAGGAAAGTGGATGCTATTATTAAAGGCTATCCAAGAAGAATCGAATTCAAAGAAAGCGGAAGCCCGGCGTTAATAATGTCTTCTGAAAATGGCATATTTACATTTAGGATAAAGAACCTATTCCCGGTAGCTTTTAATACGAAAACAAACTATAACAACATAGAATTAGAGACCATTTATATCAACGGCTCCCCAACCACAGTTAAGAAGTTATATTACGATATAGAATATAAAATAAAATATAGCTATGAGAAAGCCGCGGAAGACGATACAACAAGCATAAGAAGAGGAGAATGGCAGAACCTAAAAACTTACCGAGATGTAAAGAAGGGGCAAGAGATAATATGCGTAGATGATAAAACATACGAATTTGAAACCATTAATTATAGAGTTGTAAAACTTGTATCAAGACCGGGTGGGTCAAGATGGATAAGCCCGCTAAACCTTATAGACGAATTAACTAACTATCCTGATGACACAAAAGGCTTTGGCCCTCTGCCTAATATAACCTTAAGAGCTTCAATATTTAATCAATTTGCAAATTCAATTAACCTATTAAATGAAGCTAGGGTAGACCTGCCAATCACAGTTAGGTATAGAGACCATGTAAAATTTGTCGCCAAGCCTTGCAAGACTGCTCCGTATGCAGATATAAGCATAACTAGAGGTGTTGCCCTAGCTGGGCTTAATGTACCTGCGCCCACCTTGGGCACTTGGGCTAGGACTGAGTTCACCATGCACGGATTCACTGGCGGCGCGGCGATGCACGCGGATAGGTATGAATTCGTCGATATTGACTGGGGAGCTAATACAATTATGCAAGATGGTTGGGGCCGCGATAGAACCTATGTATCAGAATGGTATGAGTCTTATGGGCACACATATTTTCAAGCAAACAAAGACTATGGATTCTTAGGGGAACCGTTCATTGGAGGTCAAGGCTTTGTAGCTCCGTCGGGTGCATGGGGTGTTGGGGGACAGACTCAAGACGTTGAGATATCAATAACTGGTAACCAAATAGCCTTCAAGTACGCTGTTCCGAGAATGTTGAGGAGCCGAATCAAATCTGACAATTTAGTCCTTAATGGCAGAATGGACTATTACAATAAGTGGCATCCGGGGATGAGGCATCTGACGACGGAGTATGGAGCTATAGATGGTTTCAGTCCGAGAGTGCCTACTGTTCAGGGCGTCCAAAGCTATAATAGTGAGTTAACAGGGAATGCCGAACCCTTAGACCTTCCTTCTTACTGTGGAACAGGTGAAGGGCCTATCAAATGGTATTTCTTAAATATGTCTCAGAGACATGGCGGGGACCGATATGTTATATTTGAGGATCAGGCGGAAGAGTACTCTTATTGTTGGGATATGAAGGGCACTTTCATGTTAAAAGCTCCAGAACTTCGTGGCAGCTACTCTGGAATAATCACAATCCCAATGGGTATAGAATATCAAGACCACTGCGGGAAGGGCGGTAGCGTCAGTGCTTTAGGTTTTGCTACTAACGCTTCAACTGGGGACAGCAATCTTAGGGTCGAGATTCCGGTAGTGGATAAGCTACTCTCTCTTGCCCACTGGAAGTACAAAGAAGTGGAAAAAAAGCCAGTAGAAAAGACAAAAACAGCCAATAAAGATAATATAATAAAGAAGGACGAGCCAGATGCTGGCCGCGGTTCAGGATAACGTGTAATTAATACCATGAAATCTATTCTGGTAACTATTATGTTATACGCCCTTAGCTCGTTTGCGGCTTCTGGCTCTGTATCAGACCCAGACATACAAATAAAAGTTGATGGTTTAGTTTGTCCTTCTTGCGGTATTGGTATTAAGAAGGGGCTTATGAGAACCAAACTAATAAAGGGTCTTAAAATAGATACCCGCACTCAATCTGTTTTCGTTGAATATTGGAAAACTGAAATACATCCAGTTAAAATAAAACAGATAATAAAAAAAGCAGGTTATGAAGTTCGATCTATCAAATGGTTAAAAAAGAAAAACCCTCAGCGATATAACAAACCGTGAACGACAAAACCCATAAACACACATTTGGCTCAAAGCTCGCCTTTAGGCCGTGGCATATGATGATCGAAAAACAAAGTTTCGACGAGGTAAATAGAGAGCCATCCAAACTTAAAGAAGACTTTATTCCGAGAGAAGAACTAAAGACTAACCATTTTACGTATCCTTCTTATAAGCGAATGGCTAAGAACTTAGGGAAATCTATTTTAAAGAATACGAAGGCCGCTTTAAAGGGTGAAGTCATAAAGGCAGATAAATCAACAAAGGAAGAAAGACTAGCGACATGTGAGGGATGCATTCACTACCATACTCCAGACGATAGGTGTAAAATATGCGGTTGCTTAATGAAAGTTAAAGCGTCCTTGGCGGTTGAGTCTTGCCCTGTAGACAAGTGGTGACTTATGAACTTTTTGATATCAGCGGAAGTAGTAAATCCCCCTACTGAGTCGCTGCCGTTTAGAGATGTTACTAGTGTTGCTAAGTGTGAGCTTCTAATGACCGTGCTAATTGAAGCTAAGCAAGGCGAAAAAGATATGTATTGGAAATTTATGAGGCCTAGGGGAATGATGGATTACGTTAACTACATAATAACACCAGAAGAAAAAGAAAAAGGTTTTAGGATGGAGTTAACTGAGATAACTATATTAAATGAAAGAACAATAATATCCACTTTAAGAAAGCATATCGATCCTCCTCGATTATACGTATAGGATAATTATCCTTTTTTATTTACTGCGCTAGAGCCTTATTTAACAAAAAACAAACGCTCATACTACTGGTTGCAGGAGGCTAAAGCCCCTAAAATAATTACTACCATCAAGGTGATATAAAACCACCCTTCTTCTATGTTTGGTTTTTTTATTATTCTAGTGAAACATTGTTACTACTTCAACTTCTTCTTCCTCTGCGGTTGGGGGTAGATGTACTCCTAAAGCTTCTTTACCCCAAGCGTTTACCGCTATAGCTACCCTACATTTATTTACGGGCCTCGATACAACTGGTGATACAAAATGAGGATACTCTCCGTCAAGTAAGACGAGTCTATTATATTTAAATGGAACTTTCACCCACTCTGGTCCGTGGGTAGAGATTATCCCCCCTCCGGCTCTCTCGTAGTCTTCCATGTGCTTTTTACCGTTGGTGTTGGTATTTATAACAATCTCTCCTCCTGTTATATTTTCTCTTGGGCCTATGTAACAAGCTGATGCGTATATTGGTGAAGATAGCTCGTCTTTTTCAGCTAGGATTTCGTCTTTATCTAAGTGGTAGTTTAACCCACCCATGCCTCCTGCAAAATTGCTATTGTTAAACTCTGTATCTGAGGGGGCTTTGCCTGTCCATATTTCAAAGGCTTTGAATTCTGTTTCTCTTTTTCTTAGGAGTTGTTCTGCTTTCTCGTACCAAATCGTTTTCGCTATGATTCTAGATAGGTTTTCTATTTCACTATAGCTATCATTTGGTTCTAAGTCTGACGAAAGGATTAGATTGTTCGGGTTGATACCTCCACCTTCGTTGTTTATTATTTGATACAGCCTGTCAATTGCGCTAGTATCTTCAAACACATTGTCTAGAATGATAATTGAATTATTCATCTTGGTCTTAAAATATGGAATGTAAGCTTTTTAGTCTTAGGTAAAAAGTTTTCGTCGCAGAGATACTTACAGATCAGCTCTCCTTTTTTGGGACTTACCTCTTCTTCATAGTCATATATCGTTACCTCTTTATCCAATATGGAAACCTCAACACCTTCGACTAAGAACTTTGAAATTTTTAGCTCGTTCATTTTAAGATGAATTTTTCTACAAAAGCTTGGGCTGCTGGCTTTAAGTACGAAGCTTGAAGGGAAGCGTCTCCTTTACAGTCCGGCCATTCAATACATACGTCAGCTTTCTTCCTGAGTTTTGGGTCATTAATCGCTTCTTGTTTGTTCGCGGGTGTTTCGTAGACGTATGTTTGGCTTAGGTTATCGTCGTAATATAGATTCTTTTTTCTCAAATGAACCAGTATCCCTTCTGTCTTGTTTTTAATCCAGTAACATTCATCTTTCTTGTATTTGTCATACCTAATGTCTGTTACAAAGCATACGGGATTGGGGACTCCATGTACAGCACAATTGTCAGAAAGTTCTTTTATTTTGATATCAGCTCTAGATGTCCAATGTTGACCTTGACTGTCTAACCTCTTCACTAATCCGTAAAACACCAAGAAGTCTCGTATCTTGGATTTTTGTTCTCTGTTACATTTCGTTGGGTCTATGTTAAACAGTTCTAGTGAGGCTTTTTTGCATTCTTCTTTTAATTCGTTTGCTAAAGCTACTTGGCATGGGTTGAAACCCTTAAGTAGAAGCTCTTTCCGACATAGCTCATAAAACAGATCTTTGCCGGAACCGGCTAATCCAGATATGCCTACAACTTTCATTTGATTACTCATCCGTTAGGTTTAACAGTATCTCTTTCGCCCTTTTCCTTGCGTAAAACAGTCTGGTACAGACCGTCGGATACGGACAATTTATCCTAACTGATATCTCGGAGCAAGAAAGATCTTCAACTTCTCTCATTTTTAAGACTTGTTGATGGCTCTTGGAAAGCATTGATATAGCTTTGGTGAGTTTGAAGGAGAGTTCTTTTAAGTTTGTTTTTCTATGTGGGTCCGCTGCAACTAACCCAAGTTTTAGGTCTATATCCTTGCCGTTATACCCGTGTTGCTCGGAATATTTTGTCTTCATCCCTTCTATCGAGACCTCTTTTCTATGCTTCCTTTTGTGGTCGTAGTAAGCATTGTGGGCTATTCGGTTAATCCAAGAGAGGAATTTTGAGTTACCTTTGTACTTGTTTATGTTGTTCCAAGCTTTAATCAAGGCTATCTGCAGAACCTCTTCCGCCGCCGTGGGGTCTTTAAACTTAGCTATTAGGTAGCATTTGATCTTTTTCATACACCTGCTTGCTAGTTCGTCAAACGCTTTTGTATCTGAGCTTTTTTGACACAGGTCTATGAGTTCCTCCTCTGTATAAGAGCGATATGCGTTCACCGCGGTATAATCTATCATAGTTTTGATGATTGTCAATAACTATTTTTCTTCTATAGTGAATTTGTCTGATTTGTATACTTTTGATATGGTAATGATATACTTTTCAGCTTGTGTCAGGCCGTGGGGAGTAAGATTAAAAGCTCCATATGTATGGTTGTTTATCTGAGATACGACTAGATAATATTTTTTGCGATGTTTAGACAATCCTTTAAGAATTACACTGATTTGATTGAATGTTGAAATAGACTCATCCGTATATAAGAATAACGGTTCTAGTAAACTGTTAATTCAGTGTATTAGGATGTACGTTATATTCACTTATGAAATCATACAATAAACTACATGTTGCTGTTTTGGCAACTTTCGCATTGGTTGTTAGCTCGGCTAGCACGGTTAACGCTGGTTGGTTTGGTGCCTCTTTTAGCACAGAGCCCAGCGTAACATTGTTTGGTCAAACTTTAACCGTACCTGTCCCTAGTGTCGTTCTTGGCGCTGCAGCTGGGACGTCGGTAAAGGGGAATGTGTCCTCTGGTGGGGCAAGTCTTGCGCTGCCTTTTATCAAGGTCGGTGTTAGGTCTCCAAAGTTGACCGTAGGGGTTAAGGACTCAAAGATTAATGTTTCCTCCTCGGGAGTCAAGAAAGCTAGCTCCCCAAAAAAGAAGACTAGAAAAGCGAAGAAATAATCCCCCCCATTAAAAGACGTGTGGTATCAACCATCGTAGCGTCTCCCCCCTCATGTTCATCATGAGGGGGGTTTTTTAGTAGGTTGGGTTCCTTACGTCGAAGATACTAACTAAACGAACTACTCCAAAATTGTTTGTTACGGAGAATGTAAATTCGTCTTCTACATCTTTAACTTCTCCAATCCAATGGTTACCGCCTTTATCTAAGACTTGTACGGTCTTACCTATCATCTTTTTGTTGTAGTCTAACTTTTCTAAATCGGTCATTCTATTGTCAATGTTGTTTCGTCTTGTTGGGTGTTTTCATTATGGAAGTTAAAAATGATCTTAGTGGGGTTCCCCAGCTTCTCTTTAATCTTCCCTTGGTCTTCTTTCGTTAAGTAGTTGTTTAGCACGTTGCAGTAAGTTTCGTTTGCTGTATCTTTTTTCTGCCTTTTTTTGCATGAGCATCCAACTGATATAAGGTTTGAGGTTTTTATAATTGCGGATAGAGAAGGTATGTTATCAACAAGATCTTGTGCGCCGTTTAAGTAGTTGGTCAAGTCCCTAGGTCCGCTAAATTTTATTACATTATTCTCCATTTATTGTTTTGCATAATTTAAAATACATAAACAAAGAGGCAACGACAGAAGCCGGGAACAAAACCAAGCTATAAGAACCAATAAGCATAACTATGAAAGTTACCCATACAGATAGGCATACCGGACATGAAAGAAGCCTTGTAAAAAAGTTATCATTTTCTGACAACAAGAACTCTGGATAGCTTAGGCTGGGTGAAAATTTTTGTGATTCTCGGTATTTCAATATTGATTCATTCCTTTCTTTTGTTGCTAGGCTAAACATGAAATCAATTGCTGATACGTATTCCACAAAAGCATTAGTCTCAAGCCATATATATAGGATCAGAGAGGTAAAAGAAGAAGGTACAATAATATCCCAAAATATTTGCATATTTAGTCTGCATTCTTAAACGTAACCCATTATGGTCCAACCGTAGTCGAGTTGATGAATGACACGATAACATATCTGAGTCCTGAGGTTATTGGTCTAGCTCCATGTTTATGTGTTATATTTCCGGGGTGTATACTTACGCCCCCTACTTTTCCCTTTACACATAATTTCTGCCTTTTGAAGAAAGTTCCTCCTCCTTCGAACTCGTCATTTAGGGTAACTAAAGATGTGACCAAGCTGTGGTCGTGATGAAAAGATAAATGAGCCTGTTGGTCTGGTATATATTTAATGATAAAACTCTCCGCAACCAAGTTTTGCCATACTTTTCCTTCAAGATCCCAAAAGCCTATAAACCAAGGGTAGATGTACTCATTAAGCAATGCTTCATAAATTTTGCCCATGCCTAAGGTTTCTACAAGCATGTCCGTTGTGGGGTAAAATTCGTGTCTTTTATACGTCCAATCGCCGTTAGCATCCGCCGCTTCTATAATTTCCTTACAGAAGTTTTCGTTAAAAAATTGGGTGGCGTAGATGTTAGTGTGGCCTCTCTCGCCTACTTCGTCAGTTATAAGCCCATATTCTTTGGTTCTCATTACTGGAGAGATGTATTTTTTAATCCACGATTCTTCGTTACCGAAGTAGTCTTTTATTGATAGTTCGGTGGTTTCGTGATTTTTGTATCCAAAGTTTTCCTTGGTCGCACCCACTATAGTGGAATCTTTTCCTTCCGTATTCTTGTCTTGCGTCATACTATGAGTATACTAGTTCTATGTCGTAAAATTCAAATATTTTTTCAGCTTCTAGGTCTTTTTCATACTCCTCCCCATAGACAACTTTTTTGATACCGTAGGAAGCTATTGTTGTAGCACAGTATCTGCAGGGCAATAGGGTTACTGCAAGCATTCTGGCTTCATTCTTGCGAAAGAGGGATAAACAATTAGCTTCGGCGTGGATCATGTATTTTCTTCTTTCATCTCTATCTTCCCAGAAATTTTGGCCTGCGGTTTTCCCCGGTGCTAACCCGTTGTAGCCAACCCCAATAACCATATTGTCGTGACTTAAAGCGCAGGCTCCGACTTTACGGTAGGGGTCTTCGCTTCTAGATGCTGCTGCTCTTGCTATGTTTAATCCGTATTCTTCCCAAGAAGATCTCATGCCCCCATAGTAAATAAACATTGGAGAATTGTCAAGCAAAAAGTTATTATTATGGTATGACTGGATTAGAGGCAACTTCAGAACTTTTTAAATTCTTTAGTGAAAATGATTATTTTGAGATGGGGGAGCATTTTAGTAGCGTTATTCTCATCTCTGATAAAAGGGAGATTGAAGAAGCCTGTTTGGATCTGGGGTTAGCGGAGCTGGGGGAAATGGGAGTCATCTCCAAAATAACAAAAAAGGATAAGGATTATTGGATTCTGAAGAAACCTTTGACGCACTACGATCAGAAGGTAGAACTTGGTGCAAGTACCGCTATGGGGGTATCAGTTGTTCTTAATGAAATATGTGATCAGTTAGAAAACACTGAAGATAAGTGTGATCCATTGAGTATTAGTGATAGAGATATAAACAACCTTGTATCTGTTGCGAGCAAAATGATTGAAAAAAAGGGTTGACAAATTTGCCCCGCGATGAGAGAAAGGTTTCTGTTCTTTGAGTAGCGGTAAATAGCGTGTTTAGGGGAAACCTAAACAAAACACATTAGAGACCTCAGGTCCGTAAAAAGACGCCAGACGAATAAGCTTAATAAGCTTAGAGTTATTTCGGAAAAACGCGGCTTCATAGTCTGGAAAAGCAAGTATACCAATTAGTGAAAGGGGGAAAGCTGACAGTCCTAAAAAAAGTCCTACCGCTTAAGCAAAGACATACATAGCAATCCTTGGTTGCGAGCTAGGCTGAAAAGAAATGGCCGATGCGCTGGACTGAAGTGGGTAGGGATTGATTACTAATTAGGGTTAAACTCCCAAGAGGACTGTTGTGCCCAATAGTTCTGGAGGGAAAAGCTTCCAGTCGTTTTCGTCTCTAGCGCTTCTTCTTCTTTGTATATTCTTTGTATGTACAATCTTTCGTCATGAATTAGTTCTTATTTAGTTTCGTTTATTATCTAAGGGCATATGCAAGTCATTGATGATAAACATCTTATAAAGAAAGTTAAGGAATATTCATGCAGCCCTAGCTTAGTAGAGTTAATCTCTCGTCACTCTGGTATTTGTTATAAAATATTTTCCAAATTCATTAATTCTTTAGAGGATAGAGGTAGGGATTACAACGAACTGGTATCAAATAAGGATTATTTTATTTACTTAGCTGTTATGTCTTTTAAAGAAGACAGGAATACATTGTTTTCGACTTGGCTGGGTAATTACATAAGATATAAATGTTTAGACTTCTTGAATGAAAACAAGCTAAACTATGTCCACCAGATAGACGAGAATCAAAAGAATAATTTTATAAATAATAACTCTTCTTTTAAATACAATGAATCCAAAGCATTAAAAGATACCAAAGACTCTCTCTTTGATTTATTATCACAGTTAAAAGACAGCAGGGTTAGAAGAGTGTACCATATGAGATATTTTACAAACCACCCCAAAATGACATGGAAAAAGATAGGGGAGAATATGGGTGTTAGCGCTCAAACCGCCATAAACCTCCACGAAAAAGGTAAAAAAATAATAGTTTCCAGATTTTACAAAAAAAAGCTTGACGCACCTGCCCCGACGTGTTAAGTTCAGATCTTATGAGTCGCGACGACAATGTTAGCTCCGAATGGGCTAACCGAGAGATCGGCGCTCTCTGGAAGAGAGTGTCGAAAGGAAGCGGTCAGAAATATCTGGCCGGTCATGTTAAGATAGATGAGCTAGGAGTAGAGAAGAAACTCAAGCTTATCGTCTTTCAAAACAAGTACAAAGGAGAGAATGAAAAGGCTCCCGATCTAAGGATCTACTTGACACCGGATGACGACGACAACAGCGGCACTACCGCCGCCAAGAAGGAGTCACCCGCTGAAACAGCTCAAGAGTCTGACTTGATTTAAGACAGCTCTTGTTCATATGTGCTAGCGCAGCCGTCCCTCGGGACGGTTTTTTTTTGAATCTATGAGGTCATAGACATAGTATATAATAGATGGATTTTGCATTAAACGTCCCCATTAACGATGTAAGCTTTGGTCAGGTATCTGTTGCTCTCCTCAGGGAGATGCACGCTAGAGACCTTCAGCCTTGCGTTTTCCCTATAAGCAAAGTTTCCATAAACACACAATCTAATCTTTCTGAGGACTTTAAGTCATGGCTAAACTCTTGTATCAGTAAATCTGTACGCTCTCATTCTAGATCTAATCCTATTTTTAAACTTTGGCACCTGCAAGACAGCCTAGAATCCCACAGTAAAGAGCAGGTTTTACTTACGTTTTATGAGCTGGATCAACCCACGAAAAACGAAATTAACATAGCTAAAAACAACAGAACTTGTTTTACATCCGAATATTCTTGTGACATTTATAAAGATGTCGGGGTAGAAACAGGATACATACCACTAGGATTCGACGGTGATAATTTTCATAGAACAGACAAGCAGTATTACGACGACGACAGGATTGTATTTAATCTAGTTGGCAAGTTTGAAAAGAGAAAGAACCACCAAAAAGTAATCGAAACTTGGCTTAAAAAATATGGAAACAACCCCAAATACTTCTTGAATTGCGCTGTATATAACCCGTTCTTTTCAGAAAGCCAGAACAAGTCTATATGGAACGCCTTACTAAAAGGTAAAGATTACTTTAATATCAATTTCTTTCAGTATTTTGATAGAAACGATCAGTACAATGACTTCCTAAACTCGGGCCATATATTAATTGCTGCCTCTGGCGGCGAAGGATGGGGCCTCCCAGAGTTTCAATCTGTTGCTATGGGCAAGCATTCCCTAGTTTTAAAAGCCACAGGATACAAGGGGTGGGCTAATGATAAAAACTCAGTCTTAATGTACCCAACGTCAAAAGAAGAGGTTTACGATAATCAATTCTTTAGGAAAGGAGCGGACTACAATCAAGGTCATGTATTTTGGTTTGACGAAGAAGATTTTATAGAAGGCTGTGAAGAGTCCATAGAAAGATATAATAAGAATCCTATAAATGAAGAGGGATTAAAACTTCAAGAACAATTTTCCTACTCTAAAACAGTAGATAAAATCATAGAAGAACTAGAAAAAGTGTAATAAACATTATGCCAGAATACCTATATAGCGATCCAGAGAATCCAGACAAAACAATATCTGTAGTACAAAGAATGTCTGAAGAACATAAATATGAGGCTAACGGAAAGGTTTGGGATAGGCAATTTACAGTACCCAAGGCAAACATAGATAGCCGTATAGACCCCAACTCCCAGTCAGATTTTGTATCTAAAACCGAAAATAAAAAAGGTACCATGGGAGATCTTTGGGACCGCTCCGCCGAACTGAGTGCTAAAAGAGCCGAAAAGAATAACGGAGTCGACCCAGTTAAAGAAAAACACTATAAAAAATACTCAGAAAAGAGAAACGGGATCCCGCACCCAGATAAAATTCCAAAGTTTTGAGCGCAGACACCTTAAAGAATGAAATATTAAAAGAAAGAGGCTTCGACCAATACGACTTAAACTTCATAAAAAGAAGGACTGGGCTAAAAGAGGAATCTCAAGCCCTAAGCTTAATAGAAGAAGACGAGGACCTAGGTCTGATTGTAGATGAAATAGCATCTTTCCCTTTAGTTAAAAGGCAGACGTCCAAGCTTTCCCTGAGGTTCTTAATTCTTCTCTTAATTCATAAATATGATCAAGGCAGCATAAAAAATAAACATAAACTTACAATTTCAAAAATAGCCAGCATCTATTTTGACATGATCTACAATCAAATGCCTGATAATTGCTCCATAGACTTCAGTAAAAAACCAGACGAGGTATCAGCAAAGTTTTTGTTTGTGTTGAGCGGCTTCTTTGGAGAATATTTTGCTAGATTTTTTAACCAATACGCGGAATATGAACAAGTCAAAGAGAGTCATATCAAATATATAGAGGCGGGACTAAAGAAAGAAGGAGCAGATAAATGGGCCTCACAAGGTTTAATAATGTTAGAAAAAATCTCCGAAAGGGGATGGTTATCAAGATTTATGAAAACGAAAAAAACAAAAAAGGGAGCAAAAGCTGATGAATAATCACAAGAAAGATATATTTTATATATTAGCTCTATGCCTTGTGGTTATAGGAGGATGCTCGACGCCTCTAGGAAAATTTAACAAACAAAAAAATATCGTAGATAACATACAAAGACAAGAGGATACAAACAAAAGCCAACAAATAGAAAGCGGAAGAACATTTGTCTACGCAGCTGACCAAGCCCTGCAAAAAGACCCCGCTCCGTCAGCCGAATCCAAGGTAGCAAAACAAATGACAACCAGAGGAGTCACCGCTTTAGGCCCTCCGCAAATGGAAAATGCCATGAAGTCAGACCAAATGGTAACGGGGCTTCTTTCAACAGACCCCAAAGAAGTAGAAAAAGGTCAGCAAATATTAGCTACGATGGATAAAGATTTAGTAGCGTTACAGAACCAGAACAGGGTCTTAAGAGGTCAGCTTGGCGACGCCCAACAGAAATTAGCCATAGTCAACCAGAACAACGCCCTACAAGCCACGAAGTATTCTAGCTTAATGGGAAAAGTTTACTGGATAATAGGTATAGTCATCTTCATTGTTGTATTAGTTATTGGATTCAAAATAGTAACAGCAGTAGCCCCGTTTGCTATGCCAGCAACAGGAGCTACCTCTACATTACTTAAGGTCGTTCAAGGAATACAGAAAGTTAGAGACCAACATATGGGCGAAAAGCCCGAGATGCTTAAGCAAATTGATGATCACATGAGATCCCACCTAGACAAGAAAGACAGGTGGATGATAGCGCAGGCCAAACAAAAATTACATATGATATGATAAAAGATAATCTAAATAAAAGGGTTTACTGCTGTTTTGTTATAACTATCATAGCCATGTTTTTCCTTTGCGGATGCACCACGACCAAATGGAAGTGGATGCCTGAAGCGCAAGGTGTCAGCGATTTACACAAACAGAAGCAGTCGCTAAAAGACAGAGAGATTGAGTCAGGCGCCCTGAAAATCAACATACTAGAAGTAAAATTTTAGTAAAAAAAATAGAATAATAACCAATAAGTGTATATTATAACACATGGCATCAAGAATAGCTGACCAATTTAAAGGCCTCCCAATAGGAGAGCTAATCTCACAACCCCTAATTGCAGCGGCGCAAGCCCAAGGTAAATTAGCAGGCATCACAGAACAATTTATTGAAGAAATAGGTCTTGAAAGCGGCGTAAGCGGACTACAAGCAAGGCAAGTTAAGTTTAATTACGATACTCCAGTTGAGTATAAAACGGGTGTCGTATCCACAACAGTTACTGGAGCCAATGGACAGTACGTAACAACTGAAGAGACACGAACTAAGATTGAGCCCAGAACACTGAACGTGCCTCTATTAGCTATTGTCAATACCCCAAACCTTTCAGTTAAAGATGTCTCTATCGATTTTGACATGAAGGTCCAGTCAAGTACTGAGCACAACGATTCAGTCACGGCAAATATAAACACAAAAGCTTCTTACAGCGCTTGGTGGTCCCCAGTTAAATGCTCAATGACGGCGTCAGTCGGAAGCAAGAGCAGCAACACGAGAAAGACTGACAACTCGGCTAGGTATACGGTACATTGCGAAGCTAGGGACGACGGGGCTCCCGAAGGGCTAATGAAAGTTCTCGATATTCTAGGAGAAGCCATTAAGCCTGTTCCGCCTGCTTAAGTAAATAATTAATGGGCTTAACCAACTATTCCCTAAAAAAGACAGGTAAGTTAGAGAGCGAAGAGATTGAAAACTCTAAGCCGGACCTTACCTCCAGTTCTTTAGACAAGCTTGTAGAGTCTATATATAACTCTGTAGTATACGCTCAAAGAAAGGTTGAAACAGAGCATTTAAGCAGGTTAATGTCGACCTACTTTGACGACGCAGGAAACCCGATTACCTTTAAGGTCAATTTACCCGACAATAATGGAGAAGTAAAAGAATCAGCTATACCGCTTCTAACATTAGCGCCGAACTCCCACCTAAGCATATCCGAACTAGAGATGCAGCTCAAAGTTGACCTAGGTCAGTTCAGCGATGACGACAACGTGAACAATAACAAGTTGAGCGCTAAAATAGGAGCAGGAAAGAAGACAAACCTCGCTAAGATTAAAATTAAGATGTCAAGCGCCAACTCTCCAGAGGGCCTAGCAAGGATAAACGATCAATTAGTGAAGATTCTACCGAACTAGTCGTTATACTAAGGTGGCAAAAGATTTAAAAATCTTGTTTTGCTCCTTAATAAGAGACAAGGCGGAGTTCATAGGCGACTGGTATTCTAGAATACGTTCAATCCAGTCTCTAAGGCCAAGTTGGACTTTTAATATAAGCTTATACGAAAACGACAGCAAAGATGGATCCAAAGAGGATCTAGAAAACTTAGATTGGAGCTTCGCTAATTGGTTCAACCTTTCCTCAGAAAAGAACGATAAAGAATACTTTATTGGCCTAGAAAGGAAAAGGATAGAAAGGCTTTCTTCCTATAGAAATTTGTGCATCTACCAGTTTGGCGACTTAGATTCTATAGATAGGATTATTATGAACGATATAGATTGCTCCTATGATCCAAAACACGCAGTAGAGATCATAGAAAAAAGTCTGGAGTGGGATATATTTTCTTTTGCTAGTAGAGACTCTGGCACAGGAGATGAATTTTACGACAGGTGGGCAACCAGAAGAAGCCCAGTTGACACGTGGTGGGACGACAAACCCTACAACACAAAAGGAGATAATCAAACTTGGACAACAGGAAACGGCTTTGTCTCCTATAATCCAGAAGGCTTTAAAAGAGGTGCAACTTTTGGATACGTAAATAAGAGGCTAAAAACTCACGATAGTGAAAATGCGGTAGTGTGCGAAAACTTTAGAGCTTTTGGCTTTAACAAAATCGGTTTTGACGGCAGGTATAACACTATGCACGTGAGAGATAAGCACTGGCACAATAAAAAAGATGGAAGTACTACTAACAACATTCAATAGATCTAAGTATCTCAAATCGTCTATAAAGTCTCTACTTAATTCTGACTTAGGAGACTCAACTATACATATTTATGACGATTGTAGCGAAGAGCCAAAAACATTAGGCATATTAGAATCATTAAAAGATCACCCCCAAATTGAAATAGCAGTCAACGAAAGGAACTTGGGGTGCGATACTAATATAGCCTTAGCAGCCAGAGAAATAATCGAGAAAACAGGATGTGAATACATCATTAGCACAGACAGCGATACTATCTACAATAAAGAGTGGTTAAACTTTTTTAAGAGCCAGCTTTCCAAGCCGGGGATTACTGATTTTGCAGCTGCTATATCGTTGTTTAACGCTTCAGTTCATCCTGTTATTGGTACTTATGACGATGACCTTAACGTTAAAGAGAGTATGGGAGGGATGACGGTAGCCGTTAAGAGTTCGTATTTCTTTGATATGGATGAGACTACCGCCACAATAAATAAGCCGTGGTTCTGTTGGGACTGGGAGGTAGTTTATAAATCTCAAGAAAAAGGGGAACTCTTACTTTGCTCTAAGACCAGCATGGTTAGCCATATAGGTAAATATGGAGTTCATGCTAGAGGTGACGGCAATTGGGATCAGTGCGAGGATTTTATAGGAGAATAGATATGGAAAATATAGAAAAAATAGATGAAGCTTTGGATCTTATAGTATCAATAGACACAGAGCGACTAACAGAAGAAGCAGCGGGGAATGTAATCTATGACGTTAACGATGCAGCAATATCTCTAGAGAGAATTAAAGACAGTCTTCTGGAAAAAACAAATTATGTTGAGTTTATTTAAGGATATTTACTGTATAAACTTAACCTCCAGAGAAGATAGGTGGCACCAAGTCCAAAAGTCTTTTTCTCAAATAGGCATTAAAGAGAAAGTACAAAGGTTTCCGGCTGTAAATCCAAGGGGATACGAGTTTGACCCTAAGTTCGACACCAAGGTAGGACCCTACCACATAGTACCTAACGCAGGATGCCTCGGCTCCCACAGGGCTATAATAAAAAAAGCTAAAGAAGAAGGGATGGAGCAAGTCCTCGTATTTGAAGACGACGTTTCTTTTCTTCATGAAGACATAACGGCGGTGAGACACTCTGCAGAAGATCTGCCTAACACGTGGGGGCTATTTTACCTAGGAGCAACGGTTGAGAAAAAAATGAGCATGGTCTCTAATTTTTTATTCCGGACTAATTGCGCTAAAGCTACTCACGCAGTAGTATATCACCACACAGTTTACGACGATATATTATCCAAAGTTCCAGAGGATATATCAGATTTGGTAGAGTTCACGGCGGGATGCGTAGCTGTCGACAACTTCTTAATACAAGAAATTCAGTCAAAGCACGCGACATATATTTGCAATCCCCTTTTCGCCGTCCAAGGTAAAAGCTTTAGCGATATAGTCCAGAGGAACATAGATTATAGTCACGATCAGATTAGGCTCTTCGATCAAAACAGGCCTGACGAGTGGTTCACGGAAAACTATAAATGATTACCTTTAAAAAGCTTGGGAGATTTGGTGGATTGGGGAATTCCTTATTCCAGTACAGCACCCTAATAGCTGTGGCGGAAAGGTATGGCTACGATATTAAGATACCTTACAAAAATGAAACTTTCTACGAAGAGTCGTATGAAGCTAATTGTTATTCTATATTTCAAGGGTTTAAAAAAGTTTACGACAACCTAGAGAAAGAAGACTTAGGGAACATAATGTATGAAGTAAGCGAAGCGGGAATGTCTTACGATCCTAATCTACTAAACGACATAAAAGACAACACAAATCTCCACGGATATTTCCAATGCGAAAAATACTTCAAAGACTACAGGGATAAAATCTTACAAACCTTGATCCCGACGGGTTATACGTATTCGTTTGCGATGAACTTTTTAAACAGAAGTTCGGGAGAAGAGATAGACCCATTTGAATGTACATCTGTTCACGTAAGAAGGGGTGATTATTTAAAGAAGTCAGACTACTACAACATATTAGATAAAGATTACTACCAAAAATCCATGGAAGAATCTAATACAAAGAAATACATATTCTTTTCAGATGACCCGGAGTGGTGCATGGAAAACTTTAAATCAGACGACTACTACTTCAACAAAGAGGAGAACTCGCCATACGCCGACCTTCTTTGCATGTCCCTATGCAAGAACAACATCATAGCAAATAGCAGCTTCAGTTGGTGGGGAGCTTGGATGAATCAAAAAGAGGATAAGAAAGTCATTGCTCCTAAGGTTTGGTTTAATCCACAAATAAAAGACCGCAATAAAAACTACGAGGACAAGGATATAGTACCAGAAAGTTGGATAAAAATATGAGCACAGTAATATTTGGAGCTAGAGGTTTCGTAGGCTCAAGCCTAGGACCCGAACTTGACCTAGCCTTTAAACCCAATAAATCGGTTTGCGACCTGACGAATCTCGATTCAGTTTTAACCTATTTAGACGGAACCAAGCCCGAAGCTATAGTAAATATGGCGGCTAGAGTTGGAGGCTTTCAATACAACAAAATAAACAACGTAGAGCTATTGAGAAACAACTCTTTAATCGCTTTAAATTTAGCAACGGCGATAAAGAAGCTAAGATTAAGTTGTTATTACGTATATGTAAGTAGCGCTTGCGTCTACAAAGACGGCAATAGCCAAGAGGATTCCGTTTTTCTAGATAATCCTAACAATAATAACTTCGGGTACGGTCACTCTAAAAGGTTGGGCCACAAGGTTATAGATGCCTTAAACATAGACTGCCCAGATCTAATTAAGTCATGCATACTAATTCCAACCAATATGTATGGCCCGCATGATCATTTTGATCCTTTTGTATCTCATGTTATTCCAAATTTAATTAGGCAAATGGTATCAAAAGAAGATACTATAAAAGTATTAGGTAACCCAAATAACGGAAGAGACTTCTTGTATAGCGGGGACTTATGCAACGCCATCTCAGAATGCTTAAGAAAAAAAATCGAAGGAACGTACAACGTTTCGACCTTCTTAACCGTCACAATTAAAACTCTAGTAGAGACGCTAGTAGAGATAACCGGCTACGAAGGGGTGGTAGAGATGGAAGAACCAGACGAATCTAAAGAGGCGGAGGTTAGAATATTAAATAATACAAAAATAGTAGAAGCGCTAAATCTATCAGGCGACGCTTTCACAGACTTAAAAGCAGGACTTAAACAAACCGTAGAATGGTACAAGAGTGGAAATTAAACGTAGACAACTTTACCCTATTAGACCGCCTCAAGATATGTAAGTTCTTTTTATCAAAAAAGAACAGGTGGACTCAGGGAAAGTATGTAAGAGAATACGAAAAGGCGTGGGCCGAATACACAGGCTGCAAATACGCCGTTATGTTTTCTAGCGGTTCTACCGCTAACTCTTCCATTGCCCAGTATATAAAGCACAAAACCGAAGATGGCACCCATAAGTCAATCGGCTCCACAGTGTTGGTACCTTCCGTAACTTGGCAAACGTCTGTTACCCCTTGGATAAAAGCAGGCTTTAAAGTAAAGTTTATAGATATAACTTATGACGACTTTGGAATGAGCGCCAAAGAGCTGGGGCTATATTTAGAAGAGAATAAAAATAAGGTTGCCTACGTTTGGCCTACTTCTTTAATTGGGTTTAACCCAGATGTAAAAGGGATTACAGAAGAATGCAGAAAACATAAAGTAGAATATGGACTAGATAATTGTGAGAACGCTTTTGGAGAGGTCTTGTCAACAGCAGAAGACGGAGACCTAACGCTCAAAACCCATATTTGTAAGGTAGCAACAAGCTCCATCTCTACTTACTTCGGGCACCATACCACCTCAGTAGAGGGAGGCTTTATCCTAACTGATGACGAGAGAGAGTATAAATTCCATTTGATGAACAGGTCGCATGGCATGACCAGAAGCCTGACAGAATATGGCATAGACTGTAAACTCTATCAGAACAATTTGGTTGATCCTAGTTTTGATTTTTTCTGCATGGGAAGTAACTACAGGGCCACAGACATAGAAGCCTTTATAGGCTTACTAGACTTTAAGAGGATTGAAGACTATATAGAGACTAGGAGAGAATTGTATTCCTACTTCGCGGGGAAGATTGACCACGAGAAGTTTATACTGCCTAAGTTTGACATACATAACCTAAACGTCCCATTCTGCTTGCCTATAATTTTCAAAAAGAAAACGGCAGACTGGAGAGCTAAAGATCTAGTGCTTGACACAAAAGCCTTTTGCGCTAAAAATAAAATAGAGCACAGGCAGATAATAGGAGGAAACATGCTTCGCCAGAGACCATACCTCTCACCATTCCCGAAAGGGGAACAGTGGAAGGAATACCCAGTAGCCGAACACCTCCACAATTACGGGCTTTACGTAGGGCTAAACCACAAAGTCAAAAAAAGCATGATCTCAAACTTAACAGAGTATTTAAACAACTTATGAAAAACGTAATAATAACGGGAGTGACAGGACAGGACGGCTCCAATATGGCTGACCACCTCATAAACAACCATGAGGACATCCATGTCTACGGAATGTCTAGGAGGGTTTCGATACCGAATAACAACAACATCAAGCACTTACTGTCCCACCCCAGATTTACCCTGTTTCATGGCGACCTTACTGATTCAACGAGCATAAACAGCGCCGTAAAGAAGTATTCCCCAGATTATTTTTTAAATTTTGCTGCTAACTCTTATGTTGGATGTAGCTGGACAAGCCCCATCCATGTCTGGGAAACCAATACGACTGGTTTACTTAGATGTTTAGAAGCCGTTAGGTGCTATGCCCCCAAATGTCGGTTCTATAGCGCTGGTAGCTCTGAAGAGATGGGGGACGTGGATTACTCACCACAAGACCTTAAACACCCCATTAAACCCAGAAGCCCCTATGGAGCCTCTAAGGCAGCTTGTAGGCACCTAACTAAGGTTTACAGAGAGTCTTACAACCTTTTCGCTATCCATAGCATTTTATTCAACCACGAAGGATTGAGGAGAGGTGAGGAATTTGTCACACGTAAAATTACAAAAGGCGTAGCCAAAATTAAGAAAAGCATAAAAAACAATGAAGACATTATTCCCATTCGATTAGGCAACGTTAATTCAAGGAGAGACTGGTCTGATTCTGAGGATTTTATGAGGGGTGTTTGGATGATGATGCAGCAAGACGAACCCAAAGAGCATATCCTAGCTAGCGGAGAGACCCATTCCATTAAAGACTTTGTCGCAACTGCCTTTGCTGCCGCCGGTATCCCCGGTTTATGGAGTGGGGAAGGAATGGACGAAAAGTTTAGGCTTTTTCAAGAGAACACGGTCTTAGCGGAAATAGATAATGAATTTTATAGGCCAGCGGAAGTCGAGCTTTTGTGGGGAGACTCAACATCAGCTAGAAAAGAACTAGGATGGGAACCGCAGATTTCGTTTGACAAACTAGTAGAACGTATGGTACACTGTGACCTTGCGTTGAATGACGGACTTTGAGCTAATAGGAGAATCTATCGGAGACACCGGCGAAAAGAAGGCTAAAGCTAAGGCCAAAGCTAAAAAGCCAGCGCCAAAGGATAAGAATCATGCTTTCTATTCCTTCATGGTTTCTACGTTTTGCTCCGATCCAAAGAAGATAACGTTCATCTTTCAGTACAAGAGGGCCAAAGAGCTTTTCGCTATTATACCTGACAAAAAGTTTTGGAAGTGGCTGAACGCGGAGGGACACAAGATATACTCCCTAAAAGAGTGGCTGAAACCAGAGAAGACAGAGTGGCTCAAATTTCAAAACAAGAAAAGGAACCTAAACCTGTCAGACAAGAAGACATACAGCTTAGAAAATAAACCAATCGGAAAAAATAAAAAAGGATTAAAATACCACAAGAACTTAATTGATTTCACAGACGATGAGTAAAGAAAAAATAGCACAACTACTTAATGATAAAAGGTTTAAGGGCCATCACTACAACACCAGCGCCCCCATTGATTGGTGTAGCAGTACCGGGAGCATCGCACTAGACATCTTTATGGACGGCGGGCTTACCCCGGGTATATTCAGGGCGTCAGGCGAACCGGAGAGCGGAAAGACCAGCTTCGCTTTAAACTGTGCAAAAATATTTCAAGAGACAGTAAAGAATTCATTTGTCTTTTATGTTAACGCCGAAGGCAGACTTAATAAGATTCTTCTTGAAAGGAGCGGGATATCCCTCAAGGAAGACAAGTGGTTTTGTTTAGATAGCAATATGCTTGAGCCAAGCTTAGGCATGATAAAGGAGTTAGTACTAGACAACAAAAATAATTATCAATATTTATTTATCTTAGATTCTACAGATGCTCTTTGTAGGGTGGAGGATTTAAACAAAGACTTCTCTCAAGGCCAAAAAGTCGCAGGTTCAGCGGTTACTTTTTCGTTTGCGGGTAAATCTCTTAGCTTACCTATTACAAGATACGGTCACGCTATGATAGTTTTATCTCAAACCAGAACGAAGATGAACACTACCGGCTATGGCGCAACTGGCGGATCAACTGTTTCCGGAGGCAAAGCTTTGGGGTTTTATAGTTCAGTTATGGCAGAAATACAGCCCCTATGGACAGACCTTTATATTTGGGAAAACCCATCAGCAGCTTCAATTAAAGACAAAGGGAAACGTCTCGGCCACTATTGCGTTATGAAGTTCTCGAAGACTCGTAACGAAAAAACCGGGCAGACGGTGGCTATTCCAGTTAAGTACTCCCAACAAGGAGGGGCCATATGGAGGGAAGTCGAAATTTATATGCTTTTACTACAGTTTGAGTTCCTTAAAAAGTCGGGGGCATGGTATGTTTTTTCAGACGATTTAGTGGAAGAGGTAGAGTCTCAAAAGATTGAGATTAAACAAAAGTTCCAAGGAGAAAGAAATCTTTGGGCCTATTTGGCGGGGAATGATAAGCTTTTAGATTTCCTGTCAAACAAGTTTAAAGAACTCATTTGAAACTCTACAACACAAGCGGCAGACTTGTAAACAGAAATGTTTCAAAATGTTTAATAGACTGGAGCGGCAACTCCAGATCCAAACTTCAATACAAAGTAAAACAGTTCTTAAAAACTTTTTGGGAGCATCATATAGTCTACGAAGAGTTCCCAGTCTTTGGAAGTAGAATGAAGGTAGACATAGTTAACATCACTAAATACATAGCGGTAGAAGTAAACGGGCAGCAGCACAGTTCATTTAATAAGTTTTTCCACAACTCAAGATATGGATATTTCCAGTCTATAAGCAGGGATGTAAAAAAAGAAGATTGGTTAGAAAAGAACGGTTTTGCTTTACTTACTATAGAATACAACGAAGTAGACGACTTGTCAGAATCCTTCGTAAAGGAAAAGTTTGATATATCACTCTAATATGTGTAATATAAACTATGGAAAGCAAGGGGTTCACAATACCTCCGTCTGCATTAAAGCAGTTAAACGAATTCTCCGATGGAGGTTTCGCTCTTTTCCTTTATGACGAGATGGGGAATCCAAACGTTCATACCAAATTTGACACGAACAAAGACGCTATGGCCCTTCAGATGTTTATTTCAAATTGGGCAGAAGCTTTAAATAAGATAAGCATAAAATCAACGCTAAATTCCCTTTCTGTTGACACAGGAGACGAAGATCCTCTTGACGATTTTGAAATTCCAGAGGATGAGGACGACGAGACGGATTTTATTTGACACCGAAGCCCCGTCGAGGTAGGATAACTTCTTGATCTAATTAGATTGATGTCCAATATATATTCTTTACGTATCGAAAAACATGTTTTAGGGGGAATCATTAATCACCCCTCCGCCTTTCTGGATCTTGATGGATTTGTAACTCATGAAGATTTTTACAGCGAGCTTCATAGCACAATATTTAAAGTTATTAGATCTATAATCCTAGAAGGAGAGTTTTCAAAAGATAAATTAGACGATGTAATAATTGCTCAAAAGATAGTAAACTTAGGCATAAGGTTTAAAGATGAAATAGATGTATTCAGTTATATCAAAAGTATATCTTTCGCTCAGATAAACAAGAAGGGAACCATCAACTCCGCCAAAGAGTTAATAAAGCTAACTGTAAGAAGGAACACAGAACTAACAGGAAGAAACCTTGTCGAGCACGCCAGAAAAGAAGGAGATAATACTCTAACAGATTTCATAGCTAAGGCTGACAACATATACAGTGATAAGATATACGAATACACAGGAGAGGCAGAGCCTTCCAATTTGTTCGACAATATGTCTGAACTCATTGAAGACAGGGGAAACAATCCTGAGAGAGACCCCGGCTACCTAACATCTTACGAAGAGTTTAACAGGCTTTATGGAGGGCTTCGTCCCGGAAACATTTACGCAATAGCTTCTAGACCGGGACAAGGTAAGACAACTTGGATAAACGATCTTCTTATGAAAACCGCTAAGAAGAATAATATAAAAGCCTTAATCTTGGATACCGAAATGAGCAAGGAGGAAATGCAATTCAGAATGGCGGCGGCAATTTCTGGAGTTCCTTCTTGGTTTTTGGAAACAGGTAACTGGCGTAAGAATAAAGAAATGATAACAAAGGTGAGAGAAGCTCTTCAAGAAGTAAGGAGCTACGACTACACTCACTTTCATGTCGGCAGTAAAGACATAGATCAAGTTTGCAATATTGTTAAAAGGTGGTACTATAAAACAGTAGGCAGAGGGAACGGCTGTATAATAGGGTACGACTACGTTAAGCTTACCGGCGAGAAGGTAGACAGAAATTGGGCAGAGCATCAAGCAATAGGTGAAAAGATTGACAAACTAAAAAGACTTTCCGAAGAATTAAAATGTCCTGTCATAACAGCAATGCAGCTTAACAGGCAAGGCGAGAGCCATAACCGAAATTCAAATACCGTTGTCGACGATAGCTCTGTAATCGCCCTGTCAGACAGGCTCCAATGGTTTTCCAGTTACGTCGGCATTTTTAGAAGAAAAACTTTAGACGAAATAGCCCTAGACGGAGAAGAGTTCGGTACTCATAAGTTAGTGACTATAAAATCCAGATTCCAAGGAAGAGACGCGGCAGGGCATCAAGACCTAGTGAGGAGAGTGGTGGAAGACGGATCTGAAAGATTCACGTACAACTACTTAAACTTTTCAGTTGAGAATTTCAATTGCGAAGAGATGGGGTCTCTTGAGACTATAGTGCAAAGACAAAGAGAACAACATACATTAGAAGACAGACACCCAGAAGATAACGACGACGAACTAATATGAAAACCGAAACTAAAGAATCAACAGACAAAACATGGTTTATTGATATAGACGGAACTATCGTTAAACATAATTCCAACGATAAAATAGATGAAGCTATTGAAGCAAAAGGTCATGATAGCCACCTAATAGAAACACCCATAACACCTAGTATTGAGTTTCTTAACTCTATACCAGATAACGATACCATAGTTTTAACTACGGCAAGAGATAGCAAACACGCACCACATACTATAAAAATGCTTAAGCATTACGACATAAGGTATGATAGAATTATGTTTGACTTAATGGCTGGGCCAAGGGTTCTTGTGAACGATATTAAACCTGTCGGGACTGCCGGTAATAAGGTGCCAATGAAAACAGCTTTCGCAATTAACACGAACAGAGACGAAGGTATACTAAATGACTATAAAGGAAGTATTATCTGAGCTAGGATACTCCCAAATCCTAGATAACGGTAGAGAGTACAGGATGAGGCCTCTTTACAGAGAGTCTAGCAATAATAGCTCATTAAGCGTTAAGAAAGATACTGGATACTTCAATGATTGGGGCGTTGGCGAAAAAGGTTCATTCCAAAGGTTGGTTCAAATTCATTTGAAGGTTACCACGATTGAAGCGTCAAACTGGATAAGGAACAAGGGGTTAAACCAGACCCGCACCAACGAGGACGACAAACCTAAAGTAAAGGAGGCTAGAAAATTCAACAAGGAATCATTAAAACATATAACCCCAGACCATACCTATTGGGTAAACAGGGGGGTAGCGGAAGAAACTTTATCTTTGTTCCAAGGGGGCATAGTTGACGCAGGCCAACTCAAAAACAGGTACGTGTTCCCAATTTTCAACAAGCAAAAAGAAGTGATAGGCTACACGGGTAGAGATATAACCGATAGCAGTAAAATAAAATGGAAACATATGGGAGACAAAAGCCAATGGAAGTACCCACTACAAGTAAATTATAAGGATATAAAATCCTGCAATAAGGTAATCCTACTGGAAAGTATCGGAGACATGCTTTCACTTTGGTCCGCTGGAATAAAAAACAGTATGGTTATATTTGGGGTAGACATAAGTAGCGAAGTTTTTAATCAGCTATTAAGCTTTGACCCAGATAAAATTACAATATCTCTAAATAATGACGAGAGGCAGACCGGAAGCATAGCGGCACACAAACTAAAAAAGAAACTATTAAAATTTTTTGACCCAAGTCAAGTCGAAGTCATGCTACCTAGACACCATAACGATTTTGGGGATATGTCTACGGAGGAAGTGAAGGATTTTTTTTATGAGTAACTATGATAGAATATTCGGAATGGAGGAGCAAGAGAAAGACAAAGATCTTTTGAGCTATTACTGGTACGAAGGCATTCTTACCCCAGCTAAGTGCGAGGAGATGATAAAGATTGGGAAAAGTTACCCCAAACAAACCGCTACAACCTTCGCAAACTCAACTGGAGAGAGTGAAAGCGAAGTAAGGAATAGCGAAGTAAGATGGGTCCCACTAAACAAAGATACCCAATTCATCTTTGACCTAATAAGGGAATGCTGCGAAGAAGCCAACAAGAATCTATTCAAAGTTGATATAACCGGCTTTACAGAGGATCTACAATTTACAGAATACGAAGGGGCGGGTAAGCATTACGACTGGCATCCAGACATAGGGCCGGGAAAGAATAAGAGGAAGCTAACCGTTGTTATTCAATTAAGCGATCCAAAGGATTATACTGGGGGAGATTTAATAGTACAGACAGGCGGCGAAGTTACCATGAAGAAAGGCATAGGTAATGTAGTTGTATTCCCTTCATTTTTACTCCACAAGGTTTGCAAAGTTGAGTCCGGCAACAGGTATACTATGATTAGCTGGGTTAGCGGAAATCCGTGGAGATGAAAAAAGAAAAAATCTTATCAGCGTCAAGGATCAAGACTTTAGAAAGCTGTTCGTGGTCTTACTATTGTAACTACGAACTAAAGATACCCCAGAGACAGAATGAGGGATCTTTGCGCGGAACTATATGCCATTTAGTATTTGAGTTAATTCTAAAAAAGAAACATAATCGACATAAAGAATTAATCTCAAAAGCTTCCAGCTTAGACGGAAGCCCCTCCATTAAAAGATTAATAATCAAACATTTAAACCAAGACGCGAAAGAGCACGACCTGCCAATGAACTCGGAGGAGAATTACGAGTTAATCAATAAGATGATTGTAGTTGGGCTGAGGTATGACTTTTTTGGAGAAGGGGGAAAGGTCACCGACCCAGAAAAAGAGTTCTTAGTAGTAAGCGAGAAACCAAAATACAAAATACGAGGCTTCATGGATAAGCCTATAATGTACAAAAAAGATAAGACCATCAAAATTGTAGACTATAAAAGCAGTAAGCAGAAATTTAGAGGAGAAGAGCTTACCGCAAACATACAAGCGATGTCTTACTCTTTAGCTTCTTTAAAACTTTGGCCAACACTTAAACCTACTATTGAGTTTCTATTTCTAAGGTTTCCTAAGTCAGCCGCACAACAATGTGTTTATACAGTGGAGGAACTTGAAGGTTTTGAATACTTTTTAGAGAGTTGTTATAAACAAATAAATTCATTTTCGGAGAAAGATGCGAGAACCAATTACGCCAAAGACGGAAAGTCCTCTTGGATGTGTAAGGCTGGCAAGACTTGGAGATGCCCATACCTAGACGCTTTTGACTATTACGAGCTACAAGATAAGGATTCTAAATTTATCAGATCAGCAAGAAAAAAAGAAAATCTAAAACAAAAAAAAGGTGAGAAGATAGTAGAGAAGAGGTATGACGGCTGCCCCGCTCACCCCCACCCAAGCAAGCAAATAGACATAATAGATGACTTGTTTGACTTTTAACTTGACAAGACATCCCCCGGCAACTATAGTGGAGTCATGGACATCATTCCATTATTCAAGAGTCACTATTCTTTAGGCAGGAGTATACTGACTTTGGCGTCTGAGTCTGAGCCGAATGGCCCAGATTCGATCCCTCAAATAGCCCAAGAGAACTCCTTGAAGGAGGTCTATCTGGTTGATGATTCTATGGGCGGGTTTCTTGAAGCTTACTCAAGCTTAGCCAAATTCAAGATTAAGCTTATATTTGGGGTCAGGATTACCGTCTGCCAAGATCTTCATAAAAAGAACGAGGCGTCCATTCAGACTTCCTGCAAGTATATTATCTTTTGCAAAAACAAGAACGGGTACAAAAGGTTAATCAAAATCTATAGCCAAGCTGCCATCGAAGGGTTCTATTATGAGTCAAGAACTGACTTTGAATCAATAAAGAATAACTGGAGCGACAAAGACCTTTTACTTGCAGTTCCTTTTTATGATTCCTTTATATTTCAGAATAATTTTAGCAGTCGCGGCTGCGTTCCAGATTTTAGCTTTTGTAAGCCCGTGCTCTTTGTAGAAAACAATAACCTACCATATGATCACATACTAAAAGACTTGGTTGAAGATTATGCTTCTGCATCTAAGTATGAAAAAGTAAACACTCAAAGCGTCTTTTATAAAAACAAAGAAGACTTTAAAGCCTACTTAACTTTTAGATGCATTAACAACAGAAGCACATTAGAAAAACCGCAGCTAAACAACATGTCCTCGGACACTTTTTGCTTCGAGAACTGGACAAATCAAGGTCAGGAGGCAGTCAATAAGTGAGTACAGGAACCAATAAAACAAAAAAAAGAAACATAGTTGCAGTAAATAGTTACTGCTCTGACCTAGCTAAGGAGTCCGTAATGGTCGAATGTATTAGCAGGTTCAAAGAATTCGGGTACGATGTCTTGCATGTATCTGGAGCACCAGTAAGAGATAAGTATCAGAGTCTTTCTGATTACTATTTTCACAATGCAAAAGGTAATGTATTGTTATCGAGTGACAAGTCTGCCGTAATATGGTATGCTAATAATAAGATATCAATTCACGCTGACCCCCAAAGGCATGGGTTTGCTTGTGTTAGTAATTTTTCTATGAGTGCTTACATAGCCGAAGGGCTAGGTTATGATAATATTATTTATACCGATTTTGACAACATTATAAGCCATAAGGATCTTCACGCTTTAGATAGCCTTGTGTCCTATCTAGACGTTTACGAAGCGGCCTTCTTTACTCCTGCCGACATGTTTCAACACCGAGATGGAACTCCACAAGACTGGTTAGAGACTTTGGTAGCCGCAGGCCGCACTTCTTTTTTAAACAAGGCTAAGTTCCCTAAAACCCTAAAAGAATGGCATCAAGACCCCTGCTTCACTAGGCCCAATGGGACTTACGTCCCCGCAGAGGAGGGAGTAGCCCTTAAAATAAAAAGCTTTGACGGGAGGGGTTATCCTGTCAAAAAAATAAACAACACTAACATTAAACATAGGATAGATAGCTTTTTTCCAAACAGTAGAATGGACTGCTGCTCTAGAAACGAGGCCAGCATCGCCTACAATAAAAAATCCCCACATAATCCATACTTCTATATAGTAATTCAAAAAGATTCAGATTACAAGGTACACATCAATAGCAGAAAATCTTCCCCGCCCTATACAGAGAAGAAGACCTCAAGGTCTTTATCGTGGGTGAGGGCCGGACAATTCTTTTCAACAGAATTGGATCTACGGGAAAAAGAGTGGGATGTTAAAGCCACTAAAAATGGTATATTAATTTTCGATAGAACCATCAGCGTTAAGAACATACAAGAATACGAACACGGCCCTACCGTACAGTTACTCAATGAATAAAGATTTACTTAGATTTAATCAAGATAAAGTATATACTTTTTGCGACTTCGAGACGTACAATTTATGCCTGAACTTTTGTCAAAACCGCCCTTGGCAAGCTGGCCTAATAAAATACAAAGGAAACAAAATTCTCGACTCTCAAGATCTATATATAAAATGGGACACAGACTTAAAGGTCGGAGAGGAAGCGGCTAGAATAACTGGTTACAACGAGAAGAAATTCCTGTCAAAAGCTATCAGCCCAGAGGAGGCTTTCAAACAAATGTCACCTTGGTTTGATGAATGCGACTATATAGTTGGCCATAATTTTTTAGGATTTGACTTATATTTGCTGAAAGGGTATTACGAATTCATGGGAGAGAGCTATAACCACTTAGTAGAAAAGATAATAGATACTAATTGTTTGGCTAGGGGTATCAAGTATGACATACCTTTCAGAAATGAAGGAGGAAAACTTAGCAATAGAGAGCTATGTCTTTACCAATACAAAATACTGAACACGAGGAGAAGAAGGGTTAAAAGTAACCTAACAGCTCTTGGCAAGGAGTTTGACATAGAACATGATTATGATAAGCTGCATGACGCTATAGTTGACCTACGCTTAAACATAAAAGTCTGGAACAAGCTAAAAATGCAAATAAACATATAATGCCATCTTTAGATTACTTAGAGGACTTAAAAGATAAACTAGAAAAAGATAACTTAGATTATTTTATGGTAGTTATTTCTAGAGGAGAGAAGAAGAATAAAGCTAACGTTTGTTATAAGCTCTCTAAAAAGCATACAATCGATACGCTTAAAAAGGTTCTTCACAGATTAGACATAGAAGGAGCGATTGAAAATGACTGAAAAGACTTTTAATAGTAACTTCTCCGACTTGGACTTAGAAATCCACGGAGTCAGACTGCCAAATTTTAAGCCAAACAAAAAAGGCGTAAAACTGTCCGGTAACGACAACTTTAGTTTCTTAAAGTCCTTATGTAACGAAGGGATAAAGAGGATTAAAGAGGAAGTGACCCCAGATGAATACCCCAACTACGTAAACAGGGGCAAGTATGAGTTAAACACTATTCACGAATTAGGATTTACCGACTATATTCTTTTGGTTTGGGACGTGGTTCACTTTTGTCACAGAAATAACATCCCAGTCGGACAAGGTCGCGGCTCTGCTGCCGGTAGTTTAGTTTTGTATTTAATTGGGGTAACTAAAATAGATCCTGTTAAATACGACCTATTTTTCGAAAGGTTTATATCTAAAACCAGAGCAAAAAAACAAGTAGTAGGAGGGATAACATATTTAGACGGAGAGTTAATGTGTGATGTAGATATTGACGTTTGTTATTATAAGCGCCAACAGGTCTTAGAGTATTTAGAGAAAAAATTCAAAGGTAAGACAGCAAAGATTTTAACCCTTAATAAACTTAGCAGTAAGCTCCTTATAAAAGAGTGTGGGAAAATAGCAGGCAGTAAAACCGAGGTTGAAATGAATGTGGTTTCCTCTCTAATACCTAAGGTTTTTGGGAAAGTAACTGACCTTGAGACAGCAAGAGAAGAAGTTGAACAGCTTGACGAATGGTTTAACGAGAATGAGGAGGTTTATAGAATAGCATTAAAACTAAAAAACCTAATTAAAAATAAAGGAGTTCACCCTTCCGGAATACTTTTGTCTTATGGTAAACTAGAGGAGTCTTGCCCCTTGGAGTTGTCCTCAGACAAGAACCCTATCTCTGGCTTTGATATGAATTGGGTTTCTCTAACCAATACAAAACTTGACATACTGGGGCTAAGGAGCGTCTCGGTTGTAGATAACGCATGTAAGGAGATAGGGATAGACGTTGAGGATATAGATCTTAACGATAATTTCATTTACCAAAACCTGCAAGAACTCAGAGCTCCACACGGCCTATTTCAAATAGAGGCTGACACCAACTTCAGAGTTTGCCAGAAAGTAAAACCTAAAAATCTAGAACAGTTGAGCGCGGTGTTAGCTTTAGGAAGACCGGGGGCACTAGCTTTTGTTGATCAGTATTCCAACTACTCTAATAACGATGTTTACGATTCCATACATCCTTTCTTTGATGATATTCTAAAAAGCACAGGGGGAGTTTGTCTCTACCAAGAGCAGATGATGAAGATGGCTCACAAAATCGGCTTCACATTAGATGAAGCGGAAATTTTGCGTCGTATAGTCGGGAAAAAGAAAGTGGCTCAAGTAAGGGAATGGAAGGAGAAGATTGCGGATAAGGTGGAGGAAAATAGGCTTACAAGTGAATGGATGGGGGATAAAGGTAATGTTGACGTGGGAGATGTCCTCTGGAGTGTTTTGGAGGACTCAGCTAACTACTCTTTTAATAAGTCTCATTCTATAGCTTACGCTGCCCTATCAGCTTCTACGATTTATTTAAAATTCAAATATCCAAAAGAGTTTTTTCTGTCTCTACTTAAAATGACGAGGCATGAACCCGATCCTATTACCGAAATCGCCAAAATAGAAAGGGAGTTAGACCTTTTTGGAATTAAACTTATGGCTCCCCACATCTTAAAGTCAGACTTAGATTTCAAAATCGAAGGTGACAATATAAGGTTTGGTTTATTATCTATCAAAGGGATATCGGATAAGTCGGTGGAGAAGTTAATGAACTTCAGAAAGGAGTACGCAAACAAGTTTGAAATATTCCAAGGGGCAAATGAAGCTGGATTAACGCTGCCTGTATTATGCCCTCTCATACAAGCTGGGGCTTTAGAGGGCTTCAAGCAGTCTCGCACAAAAGTAGTCTACGAAGCTCAAGTATGGAGCAAGCTAACGGAAAGGGAAAAGATTGCCATAATGCCAATAGCTGAAACGTACAACTATGACCTAACTAAATGCGTCAAAGCTTTAAACGAAGAGTTAAAAGACGAGAAAGGCAGACCTATCATCAAGGATAGCCGGATAAATACAATTAGAAAAAATACAGAACTTTATAGATTAATTTATTCTCAGAATATAAAATCAGAAAGTTTCGCTAATTGGTATTATGAAAATAGGCTTTTAGGATACAACCACGGAGTCAGCTTAAAAGATATATTTGAAGAAAAAACCGACAACCTAGTCAGCATAAGAGAGGTTGAAAATAGCCCCATAGGTAGACTATCTACATTCATTGGTACTATTTTCGAAAAGCCACATATAGGTAAAACAAAAAAAGGGAACAGCATGTTGAGGACTTCTATATCCGACGATACTGGAATCATGAAGGTTCTAATGTTTAACGAGAAGCTGAATACCTGCAAAAGCTTGAATGGGGATAAGTACCCAGAGGAGGGTAACATCGTAATAATAAAAGGTAAAAAAGTCGAAGAAGCTGTCTTTGCTGACCTAATAGCAGTACAAGATAGCCACGTTTACACAAAGCTTTCAGAAGTTAGGAACTAACTGGAAAAACAAATAAATATTAAATATAATAACTAAAATGGCAAGAATACAATTCTATAAACCGAACCCTAAAGGAACAGGCAGCGCATGTTCTTTTTGGAGCAGCGTAAAAGACGGATCACTTTTTGGTTCGTTCATTAAACAAAGCTCTTGGAACGATAAGACGAAAACAGGTTCGTTCAAAGCTAATAAAGAGAATCCCGCTGCAAGCACTCAATTTAAATTTAACCGTAATGAGGTGGCGGCAATTTTAGATTGCATAGAATCCGATAGGGAATTTTCAGCTTACCATAGCACCCCGAAGCAGATTACTCGCTTCAAATTCACCCCCTATTCGAATGCTAAAGGCAGAGTTGGATTTTCCTACTCCGTAAACAAGGAAGACAAGGAGGACTCAACCAACAAAGCTGGTTTTATCATAGGCTTAACTTTTGCAGAGGCTAGACACCTAAAGGAATATTTTATCTACACCCTAGCTTCCATGTTTAAATGGGAGGACGAGCAAGCTGCTGCGAATGAATCCTCACCAGACTCAGGTACAGAAAAAAAACCTCAGAATAAAAAAGAAACTCCATCCGTCAAAGCTCCTGACATCTCAGATGTTTTAGAGGATGACGAAAATTGGTAAACTTGCGAAAACTGACAAAACTTTGTTAACTGTCACAATTAAATAAGTGTGAAGAAGAAAAAGCTATTATTCCAAAGCGACTTTGCTTTAATGAAAACGGGCTTTGGCCGAAATGCCAGAGCTGTTTTGTCTTATTTGTATAAGACTGGTAAATATGAGATACTGCACTACTGCTGCGGTATGAACAAAGATAACGTGATGCTTGACAAAACGCCTTGGAAAAGCGTTGGATGCATACCACCTGCTGGCGAGCTACGCGGGAAGAAAGCTAAAGACCCCTCAATACAGAGGGATGTAAATTACGGTTCCCTTTTTATTGATGAGGTCGTTAAGGACTTTAAACCTGACGTATATATAGCAGTACAAGATATTTGGGGCGTAGATTTCGCAGTTCCTAAACAATGGTTTAGTAAAATCACTTCATGCATATGGACTACGCTTGATTCCTTACCTATTTTGCCATCAGCCGTTAAGACAGCAAAAAAGGTAGATAACTATTGGATATGGAGTAACTTCGCAACTCAAGAGCTTAGGAGGCTTGGGCATGAACATGTTAAAACAGTAAGAGGGGCAGTAGAGTGTACGTACTTTAAGAGATTAAAGAATAGGAATGAGCTTAGAAATAAATTTAACCTTAAAGATAATTTTGTCATTGGCTTTGTATTTAGGAATCAATTAAGAAAATCTGTACCCAACCTCCTAGAAGGGTTTTCCCTCTTTAAGTTGGCTCACCCAAATGCGAAAGCGAAACTGTTGCTACATACAAGCTTCGAAGAAGGCTGGGGCATTCCTAAGTTAGCAAAAGAATACGAAATACCAATCGAGGATATACTAACAACGTATGTCTGCGCCAAATGTAAACACTATGAGGTACAACCATATACAAAAAACGTATTAGACTGTAAAAAGTGTGAGTCGGAGAAAACTGTAAAAACTGTAAATATAGGTACAGCAGCAACCGAGGCTCAATTAAATGAAGTCTATAACTTAATGGATGTATATTGCCATCCATTCACCAGCGGTGGTCAAGAGATCCCAATCCAAGAAGCGAAACTAACCGAACTGGTTACGCTAGTTACCAACTATAGCTGTGGCGTGGATTCTTGCGTAGAAGAAGCCGCATCTTTACCTTTAGAGTGGTCCGAATACAGAGAGCAAGGCACAGAGTTTAGAAAAGCTTCCACCAAGCCAGAGTCAATCCTAGAACAGCTTCGTAAAGTCTATAATATGACTGATGAAGAAAGAACTAAAATGGGCAAGCAGGCCAGAAAATGGGTGTTATTGAATTTCGATACTCCTGTTATAGGAAAACAGATATGTGAGTTCGTGGACGATGCCCCCTTTGTAGACGAATCTGTTTTTGGGGAGGGCGAGGAGGAAGAGATAAACCCCTATATTCCCATAGACAACAGTATCAAGGAGGATAAGCAGTGGCTAACAGAAGCTTATCACAAAATTTTAAGCATGACCCACGTTGACGAAGACGACGATGGTCACAAATATTGGATGGAGCTTTTAGAGTCAAAGAAAAACAGCAGACAAGATGTTGAGAGTTACTTTAGGCAGACCGCTATAGACAACAAAAATAAAAAAATACTTAGAATCAGCGATGACAAATTTTCATCTCATCTAGACGAAGACGACGAGGGTAAGCGCATTATAATGGTAATCCCTAAGGACGCTGGGGATGTATACTTGGCTACCAGCTTGCTTCCAAGCATTAACAGGCTTTACCCCGACTACAATCTCTATTTTGCTTGTGAGGATAAGTTCAAGGATATTATCTTAGGGAATCCTCATGTTCATAAGTGGGTTCCTTTTTGTCAGTCTATGGAGCAGGGGGTTTGGCTGGAAGGAAATGGCGATCATAAAGGATGGTTCGAGGTCGCTTATGTTCCTTTCTTAACAATTCAAGAGAACCTATCTAGCTGGCTTCATAACGATAAAAAAGATAAATTAGATTTAGAGCTATGCACATATTAGAAGCCTATGCATCAAATTGTTGCCTTAAAATAGATAAACCTTTTATCTACGAAAAATACTACCCACTTCCGGCTGACAAATACATCACTCTGCACCATCCGAATAAAACAGACTCAAGGAAATATGACCATTGGGACTCTGTCGTTAGGCTGTTGAAGCCGGTTCTAGATAAAGAGGGTATTAAGATCGTACAGGTGGGGACTGGGTCAGAAGTGATAGTAAAGAATTGCCATAACTTGCTTGGTCGCACTTCCGTTAATCAGTTGGCCTACGTTATAAGGCGTTCAATGTTGCACCTTGGAGTTGACAGTCTTCCGATTCACTTAGCCTCTGGATATGGGAAAAAAATAGTAGCACTCTATTCTAATAAATATGCCTGTCACTCTGGCCCCTACTGGTCAAAAGAAGAGGATGTGATATTGTTAGAGTCTGACAAAGACGGAGACAAACCAACTTACGCACATAATGAAGAACCGAAGACCATAAATACAATAGCTCCCGAGGATATCACTAAGTCTGTTTGTAAGCTTTTAGGTCTAGATTTCGACTACGAATACGAAACGTTATACACTGGTAAATTCTTCCATATTGGTTTAGTCGAGTCAGTCCCAGATGAGGTTGTTAAAATATCAAACATGGATGGCCAGACAAGTTACATAAGAGCAGATATAAAAAACACAAACACCACACCCGAAAAAATAGACGCACAACTTTCAATCGATGGCAAGTATTCTTTAATGATTGATAAACCTATCGACATAAACATACTAACCAAAAACAAAAAAAGGATTGATACAATAATCTACATAATAGACGAGAGATCAAGGGCGTCCTTCTATGACGAAGTTATTTCCGAAGGCTTAAAATGCACACTTGCAACATTCGCCAGCGATGAAGAGTTCGAGAAAATTAAATTTAAGTTTTTAGACTACCCTAAGGTTACAAGAGTTAAGATAGATAGGGCAGATGAAGTTAAACAGCTAGAAGGAGAAAGTATTAAAAAGCTTTTTTATCAAACCAATAAGTATACTATTCACAAGTCCAAGTTCTACGCGAGCCAAGCGGCTTTAGAAAACGGAGAGCCAGCATCAAGGATGGATCCTTCTGACGTTTATCAAATACCAGATAACCCCAACTTCTTCAAAGACTTGGATCATATTAGGATACTCAAAAAAACTCCTTGACTTTGTCGCCCCGACGAGATAGACTAAAAAACATGACAGCGGCGAAGAAGAAACTAACGGCACGAACCGTAAAGAGGGATGACGACGGCTTGATCGAAGGTCTCGACTACACATTCGAAGATAACGGCTTAATAGATTGGAGAAGGATGGTGAGATCAGAATTTTTGGTCCCCAACAAAGATAGAACTAAAGAGGCGGATATATCCAAGCTCCAAGACAGGGATTTGATTATTCTTTTAGGAGGCTTGAAAGATCTGTCGCAAAAACGCGGCTATACTAAAGTAGACTATAAAATATACGAGGCCAGAGAAGATTACGTTTGCGCTTCATGCAGGATAGAGTGGATTCCCAATTTTGAGACTGAGGGTAGAGCGGTGTCTTTTGAATCTTTAGCTAGTACGACGCTCCACAACACGAAGGATTTTGGACAGCTTTATCTGGCAGAAATGGCGGAGAACAGAGCTTTTTGCAGAAGCGTTAGGAATTTCCTAAGAATCAATATTGTTTCTGCTGATGAGATGTCAAAGAACTCCACGATGAACCCGTTTACGCCAAACGGGGATTCCGATTCATCTAATTCCTCTAATGACCCTGCTCAAATACTTGCGGCAGCTATGAAATCTAAAGGCGTTACATTCGACAACTTAAAGAAAAGGTTAGTAGCAGAAGGCTATACCGATGCAGAAGAACTAAACAGTGTAAACGACATTAGTAAAACAAAAATATTTGAGCTAATCTCAAGAATTAAAAACAAGAAATGAGACAAGTAAACAATTTTTTTGCAGACCCAGACGAGGTAAGAGCAGGAGCAATGAAGCTCCAAGTTTGGCCTTGTAAGGAGCATCCTACGAATGGGAATTGGCCCGGACTAAGAACTGAATACATATCAGCAGTAAATGAGAAAGCTTTCGAAATTTTCTGGAAGTCTTTTTATAAAGTAATGGGATGGCCAGACGGTAAAGATGTCTATTTTGAAACTTTTTACCAATTTTGCAGGGCGAAAGACGGGGATAGTTGGGTTCACCAAGACGTCATGACCCAAGGCTTTACTCGAGTTGGTGTAGTTTACCTATCCCCAAATCCCCCCGCCAATAGCGGCACAACCATTTACCAACCCAAAGAAGGCGAAACCATTGAATCATTGAAAGATGACGAAGGTGATGTCGCAGGCGATGTTTCCCGCTATGACGTAAAGCAAGAATTCGAAAATATCTACAACAGCGCGGTATTTTACAAACCTACTGACTTACATAAGTCAACAGGTTATTTTGGCTCCACAAAGGATGATGCCAGATTGACACAGGTATTTTTTGTAAGAGAGAATTAATGTCACACTAAGTGTCACACCTTTTTAAAAAAATGCGAAAAACCCCTTTAAAAACGAGAAAATTAAACTTGGCACGTTGTTTGCTATAATAACACCTGTATGACAAAATACGAAAAAGAGTATTATGGAGTAGATGGTTCTATTCAGGACCTCACAAGCGAAGCGGTTAGATTATTCCCATCTTGGGCAGCTTTATTCGACACCGAGCCAAGAAGAGTAAACTGTTTCTCGGATGACGAGGAAGAGTATAGCCTAGAGTTGGAGTTAGCCGGTTTTGATAAAAAAGATATTACTATGGAAGTGCAGCCCTCAAAGCACCTATCTGGTAAATATCTAATCATTAAAGGATTCAAGGAGGTAAGAGGCAGCAAAAAGAACGTATCAGAAAGGTTTTTGATGCCAGAAAATTCTGACCCCTCTAAGATTTCTGCAGAACTTAAAAACGGGCTTCTTTCAGTTAAGGTGGAGAAGCTTGAGGATTCAAAGCCTTTGCAGGTCAAAATAAATTGATAAACTAAAACAATATTACCGCATTAGCATGGAGTCATAAAGCTCCATGCTATTTTTTTCGGTACATAATACTAAATTAACTGTAGAATAGATATAGCAATGAACACCAATTAAGACTTGGATTTTAACAAATGAAAAAAAAAGACACCGACACCATACTAACTAACGACTTCTTATCAAAATATAAAAACAAACAACCGAAATGGGGCTTTAATGGCCTAGGTTATATTGTTTATAAGAGAACATATTCTAGGCCCAAGGAAGATGGAAGCCTTGAAGAGTGGTCGGAAACCGTAGCTAGATGTATTAAAGGTGCTCAGGAAATAGGAGCAGAATACACAAGGAAAGAGGCTGAAAAACTTTTTGATTTAGTCTTTAATCTTAAATGTAATTTTGCTGGGCGTGGGCTCTGGCAGTTAGGGACTTCTACCGTTGATAGATTCGGGGGTAACAGTCTTCTTAACTGTTGGTTCACGGCCATTAAAAAGCCAGAGGACTTTTGTTTTATATTTGAGAATTTAATGCTGGGCGGCGGAGTTGGTTATTCGATAAGGCGAGAAGATATCCACGAACTTCCAAGGGTTAAAAGGAATGTCGAAATTTCTGTCAAAAACACAAACGATGCAGACTTTATAGTTCCCGACAGCAGAGAAGGATGGGTTAGGTTATTAAGTAAGGTCTTAGACGCTCTTTTTGTAACCGGAAAATCCTTCAACTATTCAACCGTTCTCGTTAGAGGCGCAGGGAAACCTATTGGAGGATTTGGAGGAACAGCAAGTGGGCCGGAAATCTTAGTAGACGGAATAGGGAAAATCATAGGAGTCATTAAGGAACGCGAAGGCAAAAAGCTTCGGAGCATTGACGTTTTAGATGTTGCTAATATCATTGGCTCTGTTGTCGTCGCTGGGAACGTCAGACGATCTGCAGAAATCGCCCTAGGCGATCCAGACGACTATCTATATATAAAAGCTAAAAGATGGGACTTGGGCAATATTCCAAACTGGAGAGCTATGAGCAATAATACCATTTATTGCGACAGCTACGATCATATAGCAGAAGGGGTTTGGGACGGTTACGCTGGCAATGGAGAGCCTTATGGTTTTTTTAACGTCGCTTTAAGTTCTAAATTTGGAAGGACTGGAGAGAAGGCGAAAGAAAACTGTGAAGGAACAAACCCTTGCGGGGAAATCTCTTTAGCAGATAAGGAATGTTGCAATCTTGCGGAGCTATACTTAAATAACATAGAATCGAAACAGGAATTGATAGAGTGTTCAAAACTTCTCTATAAAACCCAAAAAGCCATATGCGCTTTGCCCTTTATCCACGACGATACAAATAAGATAGTTCATAAAAATTTTAGAATAGGGCAAGGCGTTACGGGAATCTGCCAGAGCTTACACGATAAGAAGCTAGAGTGGCTGGGGGATTGCTATGAGGCACTGAAAGCCTATGACAAGGAGTGGAGCAAAAAGCGAGGATGGCCGGAAAGCATAAAGCTCACAACAGTTAAGCCTAGTGGCACACTGAGCCTGTTGGCGGGAGCAACACCGGGGGTACATCCATCTTATTCTCAATATTATATCCGTCGTGTCAGGATGTCTAGCCAAGATGCCTTAGTCGAGACCTGCAAGGAAATGGGGTACCATATCGAGTTCGTTAAAAACTTTGACGGCTCCCTTAACCGAGACACTGTGATAGTCGAGTTCCCCTGCGAGTCCGGAAAAGAAGCTGTACTTACAAAAGATATGAAAGCTGTCGATCAATTAGACTTAGTTAAAAGAATCCAGAAAGAATGGTCTGACAACGCTGTCTCTTGCACTGTCTATTACAAGAAAGAAGAACTACAAGAAATAAAAGATTGGTTGAGAAAGAATTACAAAAATAATATTAAAAGCGTCTCCTTTTTACTTCACCAAGAGCATGGCTTTGATCAGGCTCCTTACGAAGAAATAGACGAAAAGCGATACAATTCACTTAGGCTCGGCATCAAGAAGGTATCTGCTGTTAAAGTTGGCAACGGTCACGTTTTAGACGGCCTAGAATGCGATGGCGGAGCTTGCCCCATAAGATAATGGAATACAAAGGACTAAAAGCAATGAAAATAAACGCACTAAAACTTCACCCTGACGCAATACTTCCAACTCAAGGAGCGCCGTTTGATGCTGGGTATGATCTAACCAGCGTAGAACAGAAGGAAATTCCACCTATGGGAAGAACTGTTGTTCCTACTGGGATATCAATGGAGATTCCAGAAGGGTTCTACGGAAGAGTTGCTCCCAGAAGTGGACTTGCCGTTAAGAAAGGGATAGACGTTTTGGCAGGTGTAATAGATTCTGGTTACAGGAATGAAATCGGAGTGGTTTTGATTAATTTAGGAGACTCATCCGTCACACTTCCCGCAGGAACAAGGATTGCTCAAATTATAATAGAGAAATGTCACGAGGTAGAATGGAACGACGTAGAAGAGCTGGCTGCATCCAATAGGGGACAAGGGGGCTTTGGAAGTACTGGCGCATGAAGCTGTATTAATATGTGAAGCTTGTCAGCAGTCCATTCGTCAAACATTAAACCTATGAAGAATAAGGTAATTATAAGCTGGAATAGCAAGAACGGTGTGGTAATGGGTGTTAAACTTGAAGAAGGCGTGGATATTCAAGCTATTGAAGATGAGCTGAATAGCGAAAACCCCAAAGACCCAACTAAACTTTTGTCTAAATATATGTCACAGGAAGATTTAGACTTCTTTAACCCCGTGGACGTAGAGACATCTGGATACAGAATTAAAAGGTTAGACTGATAATGGGAATGTTTGACGACATAATCGTACCGAAGTCCTACCTTAGAGGTATCCTAACGAAACAGCAGGAGAAGTTAATCAAGAATGACAACTACCAAACCAAGTGTTTAGAGAACTCTCTTTGCATTTACAAAGTTTACAGACATAAGCTTTATAAGAGCGACAAGCACCTTCCTCATATCGAGGGGAAAAAGAAGTGGGTTTTTACCCCTCATACTGGCGCGGTTAGTTTTTATGAAAACTTCGAAAACGACAAAGGAGATTCTTACTGGGTTGAATTTATCTTTACTTTTGTTGAAGGGGTTGTAGACACAAAACTTTTAGTTAGGTTTGAGGTTTCCAGAACTGCCGAAGAAAAAGAAGAAGCGGATAAAGAATGGAAAGCTAAAAAGAAGACGAGAGACGCCTTCCGTAAAACACTAAAGTACAAAATATTTAATTTTCTGCAAGGCGTTCTTTTTTATTTGGGTACTTGGGCGATGAAACAGACAGTAACCCCAACAAATCAAGAAACTGAGCCGGTAAAGAGACACTTAAAAAAGCATGAGAAAGCTCGGAAAACCGCCCAAAAAAAGAAGCTTCCCAAGTCAAAAGTATAAAGAGCTGTACCGAGAATGCCCTCCTATTCCGGGTCCCACCTGCCCTCACATAGACAAAGCGCAGCAGTATCTAGAGGAATTAAGAGATCAAAATGAAGCCCTGAGAGACGTTGGCAAGTATTGGCGTGAGATAAGCATGGACTTACTTCAAGAGACTTGTGATCTTAATAGATACATAGCTACGCTAGAAAAAGAGTAAGTGTAATGTTATAGTATGAAAAAGTTAATATTGATACTCTTTACCGTCAGTCTTCACGCTGGGGAGACGAACACATATAACAACATAGTGACAAGGAATGCCTTTAACTTAACAAGTAAAGCGCCCACTCCACTTTTGCCACCAGTTAGTGAAATTTTAGCTCCAAGTGTTTTTATGACCGGTATTACTAGGTGGAACGGAACCAATAAGGTCCATCTTGTTCTTAGAGGAGTTGGGCAGTCGGACAAATTTGTTTCGCTTGGAGCAAACGAAAGGCAATATAATATTGAGGTTAAAAACATACTCAAAGATTCAGCTCTTATTTCATCCAACGGTAACCTCCAGCTACTAAACTTTAAAGCCAACAGACTTCCAAGTATTATAACAAAAGCGCCGACAACTAAGAAAACTTCCCTCTCTAGTCGTTATTCACGAGACAGAAAAGAAGAGAGCAAAAGCAACAAAGACAACAAGAATCCCACCCCTCCTTCCGCTAACGTTGTTAAAGTTCCTTCCCGTAGGCCCGTAGTTGATCCTCGCGTTATAGAAAAAAGCTTAGAGTATTTAGCTAAAACAGAGAATGACGACAAGAGAGAGTATGTCTTACAAAGGCTAGAAAGACTTCAAAACGGTCAAGAGAACATAGACAGGAAGATTGACCATAATGAAATGCGTAGGCAGTACGACAAACGGAAGGAAAACTAGTGTCCGAATGCTTGGACTGCAAAAAGTCATTTGACGAAATTAGCTTGACTTGGGTGCCCCAACGTGGTAAATTGGTTCTTCTATGTGATGAATGCAATGATAACCGCGAAAGAGAACGTAAAGATAGTCCAAAAGAGCTGGGGACGAGAAATATGGATGGCCAACAATGAGAAGGAGAACTATTGCGGAAAGATCCTAGAGATATTTCCCGGAAATTCTACTTCCTTACATTTTCACTCTTTAAAGCATGAGACTTTTTATGTCTTAGAGGGTCGCTTACAAGTAAATACGGTAGACACACAAACAACCGAAGTTACTGAGAATTATATAGAAGAAGGAGAATCGTTTTCCTTAAATAGGCTTATCCCCCATAAGCTGATAGCTGGAGATAACCTTGTTAAGTTCGTGGAGATAAGCACCCACCACAAAGATGAGGATAGCTATAGAGTAATCCGCTAATAAAATGAATATAACGAAGTCTATCAGGCTTAACAACAGTCAGCTAAAAGATTTAGTCCAAGTAGGTAAAAGCAGGCATGAAGCTAAAGATATATCATTTAGAAACGCAAGCAAACACGGAAGCTTCAAAAAATATAAGACTAACAAAGTAGTCAACTTGTACAACTTAGAGGTAACTGAAAGACACATCCCCCATATAGCTGGCGTTATTGGAGAGTATGCTTACGGAAAGTTTATAGGCGAAGATATAGATAGGAAGATATACTCCGTAAGAGATGATGGCGTAGATTTCAAGAACGGAGCAGAAGTTAAGACTTCAACATTTTACGGCGGCTCATGGGGAGAGACAGAGCTTAAAATACCCAAAAGGGAGTATCTAGAAAGGAGCCCAAAATTATACATTTTAGCGAGACTAAGCTCGGAGATTTTAGTAAAGTCTCCCCCTTTCTTAATGGTGGAAATATTAGGTCAAATATCAAGTGGCAAATTTGAGTCTATTAAAGAGGTGAAGCAATACATAGGAGGTGGCCCCGTCAATTACGTAGTTGGAGCGAGTCGCCTTGACCCGGTTTCCCCAATAGAAGAACATTGGTATTTTAAGTGATGAAATTAGCAATAGTTAGTGGTGGATTTGATCCCGTCCATGTCGGGCATTTAGAATGTTTCGAAAAGGCTAAAAGCATGGCCGATCATTTGTTTGTGATAGTCAATGATGATAAGTTCCTAGAACGTAAAAAAGGTAAGGCGTTCATGAATTGGCGGGAGAGATTAACAATAACACAAGCTTTTAAGCCGGTTACAATGGCTCTTCTATCTATCGACGATGACGATACCGTTTGTAAGACCTTGGAGTGGATCAACAGCGTTTTCAAAGATAGATACGACAAGATAGCGTTCTGCAACGGAGGGGATAGAACTATCGACGCCGAAAAGCCAGAGCATAAACTCTGTCTAGATTTAGGGATTAAGCCTATCTACGGCTTAGGAGATAAAATACAAAGCAGCAGTTGGTTAACCTCGGGGAGCGAACAAGCTCCAGCCCAAGAACGCCAGTCTAATGCGGGGAGCCTATTCTTTTAAAACAAATTTTATAGGATCGTATTCTATAATTAGTAAAACAAAATAAACATTATGAGTGACTTCTTAAGTTATAAATATATGATAACTCCGGGAATCTTAAAGATTCTGAGTTATATCGCTATGGTCGGTTGTGTTATCGCTGGCATATTTACGGCATTCGTCGAGCCAGTTAGCGGCATCGGTATGATTGTTCTTGGGCCAATATTGGCGCGTATATATACCGAGTTGATGCTGGTTATGTTCGAGATACACAACGAGCTTAAAAAACTGAACGACAAGTAAAGTGCTCTGCCCCGATAGCTCAATTGGACAGAGCATCTGCCTTCTAAGCAGAGGGTTTCTGGTTCGAGTCCAGATCGGGGTACCATGTATATAAATGATTATGGACCAAACGCCAGAAGATAACAAAGTTCACAATTCTGAAAATTCAGAAGTATTAGTCGTCGGCGAAAGCTGTAAGGACATTTTCACCTACGGCTACGCAACGAGGCTCTGCCCAGACGTTCCAGCGCCGGTTTTCAAACCCATGAGCGACACGGAAGGGATGGGCATGGCTGGTAACGTTTTTCTAAACCTAGAAGGGTTGGGGATAGAGTGCGACATCCTAACCAACAGGAGAGACTGCCAGAAACATAGGTATGTAGACATGAAAACAAACCACACATTACTTAGGGTAGACACCAACGATGATATACCAAGAGTACCTGACCGCTGGCTAAAAGGCTACGACCTCTCCAAATACAAAGCTATAGTCGTAGCTGACTACGGCAAAGGGTTCTTAGAGGAAGAGGATATAAAATATTTATGCGATAATCATGACAAAGTCTTTTTAGACACCAAGAAGGTCTTGGGAGATTATTGCGCCAATGTTAAATTTATTAAAATAAACAAACCAGAGTATGACGCAATTAAAGATAAAATCAACCTAGAAGACTGGGTAGAGAAGTTAATAGTAACGCTTGGAGACTTTGGATGCACCCACTTAAAGGTAGACTCAAAATCTAAATATTATTTTAAATCTCACCCAATTGAAGACCCATCGGACATAATAGACTTATCTGGAGCTGGGGATTCTTTTCAGGCTGGTTTGGTATTTAAATACCTAGAAACGGAAGACATTGATCAGGCGTTAAATTTCGCTAACATAACAGCCAACGACGCTGTTCGAAAGAAAGGTGTTAGTGTAATTAAGAAAGAAGGAGAAAATAATGAAGAAGTCGACAAAAGGCAAGAAAGTTGATGTTGAGCTTGAGGCTATGAAGCAGGAGATTATCTCCATGATCCAAAACACCACCGATAAAGTCAAGGTAAGTAGAGCTTACGAGTGCCTAACGGGCTACGCAACTCAAAGCCACCCAACTAACTCATCTCAAATAAGAGTAATAACATAAACGACGACATGACATGGAAGTAAAGAGTAATGAATTAATCCAGTTTGTTAACTTTATAAACGAATGTTGTGAGGTCATACCAGACGAAGAGGTTGCTGATTGGATACATAAGCCGCACCCAGATTTAAATATGGAGTCGCCCTTTAACCTTTTTAAAGAGAACGAGATAGAAAGAGTCTTAAGACTATTGTATTTTATAGAAATGGACGAAGCAGACAAATGAAAGAAGTATTTCAATTAAGCAGGAAGGAGGTAATGGCATCAGCCTTATCATTAAATAGCGATTGGGAAGATTCTCCACTAGAAGCGCTCTATGTGGGGGATAGGTCTTTTGCGGTTTTAGACAAAAGCTGGGTTATAAAAAAAGCCTACCCAGCTTACAAGAAGTGGCTGAATTTCCAAAATATAGATAAATGGAGGAACAATTGGGATTGTGATAATTTCGCCTATTCCTTTAAGTCGTTCTTGCAAGTGCTTCACGCCCAGCACAACCCATACACTTTCACAGAAAAGCGTAAAAAGAATGTCGAAAACACGACAGATGCAGAGTCCGTTGCTGTGAGCGTGATATATTACACTATAAAAAGAAAAGGCAGTAGCTCAATGCATGCTATAAATATGCTCATAGCTACCAATTCCCAAGGGTTCTTAACGGAAGGTTGTCCCCATCAGTACGGCCCATCTTTTTTTGAGCCAGACGGAGGAGTAGAAGTCAAACTATCAAAAGAAGAGAAAGATTCAATATGTTACATAAACTTTTAATTAAAATGTTCGGCCTAAAGGGTAAAGTCGAATCCGAGATAAAGAAAGAGATCTTTATAAAGCCGGAGTATAAATGGATATACAACACTAATAAAACAAACGATGCCAAATAATGAAACAAAAAGCGGCCAAATCCTCGGTAAAGATTTGGTCAAACGTTCATTCGGTTTTTTTGCCGGTAGTGAGTCTCTTGTCGGTAATAATTTACTACTTACTGGTTTTAGGCATATCACTGATTGTATTGGTATTCTCAGACAAGCGTATGAGGAGAGCCTTCATAATCTTACTATTGTTTACGTTTGTGATTCTCTGGATCTTAAGTTAGGGAATATCAACAAGCGGGTTCCCTTGAGGACGACTTTTGATGTAATATATAAGTAAGGACATGAATATCTCAGAGTTCGAAAGGACAAAGCCGGTTGAGACGATGCGGGAATTAAACCGCCTAATAAACAAATACACAATCATATCTAAAGATGAATCAGCGGAGGAAGACGTTAGTTCAAGCGTCCATCTCGTTACCTCACGTTTCTCTGAAGAAGTAAAAGATGATTTAGTTAAGTTTAAGGCGATATTCCATACAGGGACTTAATGAAAGTAAAGCTAGTATCCGTTACCTCCTCTAAAATAGAGGGCATGAATAACGCAGAGGAGATTATTGTCTACTGCGCTAGAGTTAGTAGTCCTAAAAACCAGTTAAATAAAGAGTCTTCTTCTAAATTATTAAGCTTTTTAATCAAACACGCGCATTGGTCTCCTTTTGAGTTAGCATCGATGTGTTTAGAAATAAAGACTAGTAGAGGTATAGCGGCCCAAATACTGCGCCATAGAAGTTTTAGCTTCCAAGAGTTTAGCCAAAGATATTCTGAAGTCCAAGGGTTGGAGCCTTTAGAGCTTAGAAAACAGGCCGATAAAAATAGACAATCAAGTTCAGATGCTTTTACAAATGGCTTATTAAATACAAAAGTTAGAGAGCATACAGCTAAAAGCATATCTTTATATAATAGTTTAATTTCAGCCGGAGCAGCGAAGGAAAGCGCAAGGTTCATCCTGCCGCTAACAACAGAAACAACAATGTACATGCAGGGCTCAGTAAGAAGTTGGATACATTATATAAATTTAAGAGCTCAAGAAAACACACAAAAAGAGCACAGAGATATCGCCGAAGCTTGTAGGCAAATATTTATTGAAGAATTCCCAAATATAAGCGTTGCATTAGAATGGAAATAAAACAATTAAAAGACTTTGATCTTGGGAGTTTTAAGGGGTCGTATCTTGAGAGCGAGATAGAGAGCGGGGTGTACGACCCCGTCAAGGAAATAAAAGAAAATGATATAGTAGTAGATATGGGGGCCAGCACAGGGATTGTATCTTGGCTCGCCAAGGATATGAAGCCCAAGCATATTTACATGTACGAGCCGTTTCCGAGCCACATACAAATAATTAAAGAAAACTTCAGCGGCCAAGATAATTGGACTCTTATCGAGAAAGCGGTTTCTAATGTTAGCGGCCAGCATCAAATAAGCTGGGAGGGAAACCCCATTGTTGAATCTACCACCTTCGCCGAGATTGCAAAACAGCACGATAGGATAGATTTCCTAAAGATCGACATAGAAGGCGACGAATACCATGTCTTCACAGAAGAGAACTTAGATTATATAAATAACCACACAGGGATTATAGTTGTGGAATTCCATATGAGTAAAGTAGGGCTTAATTATACCAACGACAAAGAAAGGTTCCGAAACTTCAGGGATAACATCCTGCCCAAAATAAACAAACAAATAACAGTTAACTCTACAGATATGACAGATATCAAATGGGATTTATATAATGAACACTTCATAGAGTATTATACTTGTGTAATATTTACTTTCAGACCTAGTGCACTACTAGAGAGCTAGTCATGTATAACTACGATATACTCCCAGAAGAAACCGAAGAAGAATACTTTGTGTGGGTTTGGTGATGCCGTGACAACGATTAAATTCCTAAAGAAGCTAAAAGCCCTAGGCTTCAATCCTGCAAACATTTTAGATATAGGAGCACATTGGGGCCGCTTCGGCGAACACTGTATTTCTGTATTTAAAAAGGCCAACATCATGATGGTCGAACCAATTAAATATAAAGAATTAAAAAAATCTTGCCAATCAAACCAGTTCTCGTGCAGAAACGTCTTATTGGACGAGTGCGAGCAAATGCGTGACTGGCATGAAATGAGAGACACAGGAGATTCCATGTACAAAGAAAAGACGAGGTATTATGAGAATTGCGCTATCTACAAACGGAAAACGACGACCTTAGATGTTGAGTTTCGTGGGTATTTTTCTTCAGGGCCAGAATTAATTAAAATAGATACACAGGGTGCAGAAATACCGATACTAAAAGGAGGGAAAGAAACTATTAGAAATAATGAAATAATTATAATGGAGGTACCTCTTGTAGGATCATACAATGAAAATGCTCCTAATTTTTCCGAGTATATTAGTTACTTAGATGACGCAGGGTACACTCCGCTAGAACTACTCAAACCCGGGGCCTTCTGCTACAGAGAGGTGACTAAGTGTATGACAGATGGTGCCGATTTCTCTATCCACACGGATATAGCTTTTATTAAAAAGGGGCATAAACTGCTTGATAAACAACAAGCCCAAATCTTAGAATTGGGAAAGCGTACTGATAAATGAAAAGCAAGAATTATAGGTGGCACATTGCTCATATAGAAGTTGCCCAAAAATTGTCTTCTTGGGACGAGGATTGCTTGGGGATCCTGCATAAAGGCATCAATATTCCACAGTTAGACAAGAGCAAACCTCTTAATGTTATTGATGTAGGTGGTAATACGGGCATGTTTGTTGAATATTTACTTAATCATACTGAATATTCGCTAGACCGTGTGGTGATGTTCGAGCCAGTACCTCTGTATGCAAGATGGGCTAGTTTTAAATACTCCAAATTATTGTCAAAACCCTTCGTCCAGACTGTAGAGGCTGGATTGTCAGACGAAACAGGGGACTGCGAGATAGCTGTAAACAAAGATGGCAATCTAGGTTGGAACACGATGGTTCCGGAATGGAAGGAGAATTACTTCTGTTCTGACAATATCATAAGAACTCGTGTTTTTAAATTTGATGATATTGTTGATACTTTTGAGTTGGATGGTATTGATTTAGTTAAAATAGATACAGAAGGGTGGGAGCTTAATGTTATGAAGGGTATGCTTGAGAGCATAAAGAAATTTAAACCTGTTCTCCTTGTGGAAATAGCGGAAGGCAGTAACCACTTAAAAATAGATGAGCTAAAGTCTTTCTTGGGAGAGCTTCGGTCAATAGGATATGAATTTACCGAAAATTGGCCGGATAAGACTTTCGACTTAGCCCTTTCCGCCAATAATTCTACTCCGTAGCTATCTCCTACGGTGTTTTATAAAGAAATCTTTTTCTTGAGTTTGTTTGTGCCGTAAGCCCCATTGAGTGGGGTCGGGAAGAGCTGGAATTCGGAGCGACTTAGTTAATATGCTCCAGATAGCTTGGTCGTGACGATGCTCTATAAAACCTTGGAATTCGTCCTCTTGTGGCTCCGTATCCATTATAATTTCAGGGTCGCTCCCAAGCTCTAGCCATTTGTTTACAACTTCAAGGGAATAGTCAGTTCTCTTGAAGACGGCAAAGCTGGCCATTCTTTGATCGGAGTTGTAGATTCCCCGAGCAAATTCGGATTCCGCTGCGGCCCCTAATATTTTATGCGCGGCATTTTTGCGGCAATACTGATGTTCTTTATGATACCCCGCCATCTCAAAAGCAAACAGATTAAACTCTTCCTGTTTTAATTTTTTGATAATTAAGTCTAGGGGTTTGGGGTTGATAAATCGAGAACCCGCATCCGAATAAAAAACTATATCCCCTTCTTGGGCTTCGCGCAAAGTTTTCGCTATAAAATAAGGTTTCCATAGCCAGTATCCAGCTCCTCTTTGCCGAGATAAAATAAGCTCATTCTTTGTAAGAAATTCTTCGTCTATGTGCTCTTTCTTATACTGAATGACAGCATCAAAGCCCATCTCAATCCCCGAAAGGGAGTTCTGTTTTCTAGATTCATAAAAAGCAAGATCTGCGTAATTGATCAAATAGTTCATGTGTAATAAAAAACCCCCGGCGCAGGAAACAGGTAAAAGCGCCGAGGGTTTAGTTATGAAGAGATGCCCCTAAGCTCTTTGCTTAGTACCAGACATCTTTTTGACCAGCACTCTACCATCAGTAGAGTTAATAAAGCTGACACCGATGTTTCTCGCCGCCTTCCATTCAGACTTGTGCTGATTTGTCTTCTTCAGGTACTCAACGCGGTTAACCTTGAGCTTGTTATCTGTCGTCTCAGAGACGACTAGCCGATACGTCTTAGGTCTAATCATGACAAATATAAGACCAGACAACAGCCCCAACCATTCAAATAAAAGTGTAATTATAATCATGGAAGAAGCAGCAAAAGGATTTATAGGTCAACACGGCTGGGTTTTTATGGCCGGAGTAGTAGCGATTATGTTTAACAGCTTGATTAGCAGCAGCGCTCAGGGGTTTTTACTTTGGTGGAGTAAGCAATATCAAGCAGATGATATTGTAGTCATTGGAGGCAGAAGAGCCAGAATAGTCAGGATCGGAATGAGAGAAATGGTGGTATACTACGAGGACAGTTGTACAAAAGCCACATATCCTAATGAATCAGTCAGAGGTATGGGAATAGAGAAAGAAATAAAATCCATGAATTTCAATAAGAAGTAAAACGTTTACACATAGAGGTTTACATGACCAGAGAAGAAGCAAATGCCCTAGAGGGCGATATCGCAAACGATGTTCTGAATAACTTTCCACTATCAGGCTTAGTAGTGCTGGCAACAGACGCCGCGAAAAAAAGAGCCCATCAGATAATGGAGGAGAGCACAGATGAGGCCCTAACTGATATGCAAGGGAAGTATGCCGAGGCTAAAGCTAAATTAGAGGCCGAGAAGGCTAAGCAAGCAGCCACTGGCCACGGCAATGCAGATTCCAATTGCGATATGACCGAGGAATAAAAGTGACAAACACGGAAGTAAATAAAGTACATTCCGTTACATTTGATAACACTGTTACCGAGTATCACGAAGTTAACTTTGATTCATTATCTAATTTCCAAGAGCCCGTAATGCCAACAGAAAATAATCAAGCATTAAAACTATTAGACCAAATAATAGAAATGGCAGACGAGCAAGACGCTGAGTACAAAAAGAAAATGAACGAATCTCCCTACGTTAAAGATTGGGAACAGTCTTTTGGTGAAGGATGGATGCCCTTTCACCTAAAAAAACTAAAAGAACTTCTAACTCAATAATTGAACGAAAAATTACCAAATAAACCAGTAATTACAGAGAATTTATTGCCAGATGACCTGTGTCGTTCATTAATCGAAGAATTCCAACATAAATCCGAAGTAGACTATACCAACCATCACAGAGGGTCAATTAGAGGCGGCATTCCCTCATACGCTCCGGGAGTAGGCAATCTGAGAGGCGACACACACCGCGAAGATTTTAAGTCTAGCTCTTACGTGCTTGTAAACGATATTACTGGCCAAACTAAAGAAAAGTTGTTTAAAGTTATGCGAGAGAACAATATGCCATTTTCTTCGAAATCTTCCTGTATGTTTTATAGATGGTCAACTTTTTCATATTACCCTACTCATGCGGATATGGGGATGGCCCGACTTGCTTCTATTTATTTAAATGAAGATTATCGCACATGTGACGGTGGGATGTACCTATACAAGGACGACGAGAGAAACGAATGGATAGGTATAGAGCCTAGTTTCAATAAGTCTGTCTATTTCGACCAAACTAACCATCCTGAAGGAACTTTGCACATGGTAACCCCTGTAACCAGCAAAAAAGAAAGAATGTCCATTCAGATGTTCGAGGAAATGTGAATACAAAAATGCCAAATAAACCATAGTAGATGATCACTAAGCTAGAAAGCGAGTTCATGCTTGCGGGTAATCGATGGTTTCGCGACGACGGCAACAATACCTTACGTCTAAATTATGATTTAAATTGTGACTCTATTGTATTTGACATAGGGGGTTATAAAGGAGACTTCGCTGAAGAAATGGTAAGACTATATGATTGCCATGTATATTTATTCGAGCCATCTGTAGAGTTTTTCAGGATCGCTCAAGCCCGGTTTTCTGCAAATAAAAAAGTAAAGTGCTTTAACTATGGTTTGTCTGATTCAAATTGTAAGATGATGTTGTCGAATGAGGGTAACAAATCATCTGTAATGGATGTAAAGTCGCATCAAACAGGTTCCCAAGTTGATATACAAAACTTTAAAGATGTCTTTGATCGTGAAGGTATAGAAGATATTGATCTTATTAAAATAAATATAGAAGGTGGAGAATACCCCCTTATGCGTCACATAATTAAGGAAGGATTAGCTCCTCGCATTAAGAATTTTCAGATTCAGTTTCACATAAAGGATTTCATTCCTAATGTGTCTAGTATGAGAGAAGATATTCAGCACGCACTTTCTGAGACTCACAATTTAGATTGGTGTTATACCTTTATTTGGGAAAACTGGTCGTTAAAAGACTAATTGGTATAGATACTAGTGTAATATAACATAGTAAGGTAAATAAAATGACATATTGGATTATATTAATACTATCGTTAGCGCTTAATGGCGCTTTGGGGTACTGGATTTACACCCTTAAAAAGGCCGCATTTGCAAACGCAGCAACCGAAATAAAAGAAGCGGCTGAAGCGGTTAAGGATATTGGATCTAGAGATACAGAAGAAAGCTCCCAGAGAGTTTAATCTATCAAATGGGTGGAGTTTCTCAAATAAAAGACGCCCCAGAGGAGGAGCCAACAGACCCCACACTCCTCTTTCAAGAGAGGACTCTCACCTGTTTGAGGGAGCTTCAAAACGGCCTTTCTAACATGGAGGTGGTCGCAGAGAAAATGCAAGATTCTATTAACAGGATGAGATTTGATATTCATGGGGAGGATGTTGATGAAATTAGATAATTCAAATATGAATATAAAGAAGCCAAATAAAGTTATATCAGAAGAAAGATGTTAAAAATGTTTAGAAGATTGTTCAGCAGAAAAAGAGAGTGTCCCGAATGTGGTTATCAAGGCTCATCTAGGGACTTTAAGAGAGTAACCGTTTCAAATACGAACACAAAAAGGCCAAATAAAGCATCATGTTCCGGAACTTCTGGAACCTCTGGAACCTCTGGAACCTC